GGATGCTGTTAGCGCCGAGAAGATGGTTAGTCTTTTAGACGGTCTATCTGAACTTGGTGTGGTAGTTACTACCAACAGTGTGTAAGCCTACTGCCTTTAGGTAGTAGGTAGTTCATAATATAAATTGTCAGAGAAACAAGGAGTGATTGCATGGAATTAAACGCAGAACAAATTCAAACAGAACTATCACTCATACAGGCTGGGTTAAAAGAGCAATCAGTTATTGTTAATGTAATGGCGATTCTTGATGGTTACCAGTTTGTATGTAAGAAATATGAATTAGCGTGGGAATGTCTAAAAGAAAAGGCACAAGATAATGTTAATGCAACGCTTGATGATATTGTAGACGCTGTAAGGCAAGGTAATGAAAGTTTAACACAAGACGATATTTTTACGATTGTTTCACCTTGTTATAACTCATTATCCGGTACCGCTGTTAAACTACAACGTTATGATGTTGTAAAAAAGGTAAACAGTGAAGTAGTACAAGCGTCAGAGGACATTCTGAACGGTGCAGAAGATGTATCAGGTGGTTTAATTCGTGTGATGTCAACGTTAGAAGACATCAACACAAGAATCATTAGTAATACGACATATGAATCCTTCACGTCTAAGTTTAGAGAAATCGCAGACGATGCAGTAAACCCAGAAGCACCGGTTGTCAGTGTTGTACCATCACCGTGGAAACAGTTAAATAAGTACTTAAAAGATGGTGGTATCGGTAGTGGACAGTTGGTCACGATTGCGGCCCGAACTTCTGTTGGTAAAACTATTATGGCAACGAACTGGGCAGCCCATGCGGCCTCACTTGGTAAAAAAGTAATGTACGTCTCGCTAGAAGTTGATGAAGTCGATATTATCAAGCGTATGGTTGCATACAGTAATGATATCTTCTTAAACGACTTATCACCAACAAGAGCGTCTAACAATGATTTTGCAAGAGAAAAAATCAATCAAGCGTTTGCCAATATTGAAAACTGGGATGTTGTGATTGATGATGAGCCTGGTTTAACGCTTGGTAAAATAACAGCAAAAGCATATACGAAAAAGAAGACAGATGGTTTAGATGTCTTGTTTATTGACTATCTAGGGTTAATTTCTATTTCAGGACGTAGTAAACGAGAAGAAATGGCTACACTATCAAGAAGTTTTAAGGTGATGGCAAGACGTTTGGGTATACCAGTTGTTGTTCTTGCACAGATTAATCGTGAGCGTAGAGGTGACGAAGACCCTATGCCTCACCTATCAGATATTAAAGACTCTGGTGATATTGCTAATGATAGTGATGTTGCAATTCTATTACATAGAGATTTACATGATGATAGTATTGAAAAGAAAATGACTGTTTTACTTGAAAAGAATCGTGGTGGGCAGACCGGTAAGTATATGTCGTTCCCGATTGAGTTGGCAAAGAACCAAATTCTCGATAATACAGATGAAGAAGAACTACAAGGCTTTGGTGAGAGTGAAAATACAGTACAGACGGAAAATAGTGAAGAAGATAAGCCATTATGGTCAGATGACGTTGAAACGTTTGAAGATGAGAATGAAGATGAGGATATCTTTGCAGGAGCCTTTGATTGATGAAACATAAATTAGAAAAGCAAGTGAAAAAATCGTTGTTTGCGAATGATGAGGCATTGTTGCAAAACGCAAAGACAAGAGATTTTCAAGAAGATACCTGTAGTGATAAACGTTCTAATATTTATCAGTTTGCTGACACTGTAGGGAAAATTATTTGTTCTACAGATAAGACCACAAATATAGCAGTTGCCAAGAAGAGAATAAGAGAATTATACACAAAATATGTTGTTTCTGGTAATATGACAGAAGAACATTTCAGAGATATCATGGTTGTGATTGCACAAACAGGTATGCAACTTACAGACTGGAGTATTTCAGTAATTGATATGCGTATTGGTAACGGTGAGTTTGCAGATGTGATAGAAGAAACAAGAAAGCAGAAATATAAAGAGTTAGATATCAGTGAAATGGATTGGTGGTTAGATGGCTAGAGAAGATATTTTAGATAACATTATACAGTGGCGAGCGTTGCTACATCTTAAAGGCTATGGTCAGTATGCCAAATTAAAATTCAATCAAGGTGCAGACAGAATGGTCAGAAAATATCTAGCCAACAATGGAACATTTAGGGTTGCATTATTCACAAAAGACGAAGTGGCCAACAAGAAAAATGCGTTTGTATTTGCAACCCATTTAATTAATGCTGGTATTCAACCTGAAGCAGTAATGATTGTAACAATGGACCAATGTCTTGAAGCAATATGGGCAAGGCCAGAAGCAGAGTTCAATAAACAGAGTATTTTTAATAAGCGAACACAGTTACTAATGGTTATCGATTGCTATAAACCAGATGAAAAAATGAATAATCTTAATGCCAATTTAAAAGCAACACAGTTTAAAGACGCATTTAAGAATTATTGCAGAAGCAACCCACATATCAATATCATACTAGCCTCGTCAGATGGTGAATTAACACCAGAAAACTGTTTATTCAGTTTCGATATAGACACAAATAAAAAACATGCATTTCATATATTTAAAGGAGAAAATAAACGATGATTTTAAAAGTAAACACAGCACAGTTTGTCAATCTAGCAAAGACAGTTACAAAAGCAGTTGGTAAAGACTTATCAAGTCAATTAGTGATGACAGTAAACGCAAATAAGACACTAGAGTTGGCATACTATTCAGCATCAGCCGTATTATCTGGTCGAATGAATTTTGTAACAGACGAGGAAGTAACACCAGTTGAATTATGTCTATCAGGTACACAGTTAAAGACAGTTACAAGTCTTATTCTAGTAAGTGAGAACAGCACAATCCTAGAAATTGATGATATTTTAACAATCAAAGCAGGCTCGTCAGAATTTAAGGTACCAGTTATTGATGCACCGATTGCCAAGGCTGACACAAAGACAGTTGAATATGGTACAGTACCAGCAGTTGAATTTATCAAGGTACTAAGTGATTTATCTAAACTATTATCTAATGATAGTATTTTACAAAATCACCCAGCCTCTTGTTTAAACTTGATTGCAAAAGATAACGAGTTAAACATCGTAGCAACCAACACATTCGGACTTGTTGAAAAGAAGTGTTCTTATGACGGTGTTGATTTCAGCGTACTATTAAAGCCTGCACAGGTTACAACATTACTTAACCAATTTGCGCCTGGTGATACGATTACACTCATTCATAATAAGTCACGTTTTGGTTTCTATAATGCAGACGATATATTGCACCTTGTATCCGTTGCGAATATGAAGCCTTTAGAGTATGCAGTATTTAAGAATACAGCAGTTACGGAAAAGTGCTTTACAGCCAATATTGAAGATTTCCGATATGCAATTCAGGCCATGATGCGATTAAGCCCAGACAGCAATCAGATTTGGTTAAATATCAAGGATGATAAGATTGAATTTAAGAACACAAATAAAGATACGATTGATGTCACTTTAGACGAAGCCGTAGGTGACACATCTACTGTTATCGAGTTCGGTGCCCAGACATTGAATATCCTGTCAAACTATATTGATGATAAGATTCGTGTTTGGTATGGTTCAGAAGATGGCAACCATATCTTAAAGTTTGAAACACTAAAGAAGAACGCAGATAACACATTCACAGTTGACGATACAGTGTTCATCACAGTCGGCGTATCTATCATGCATGTCTAAAAATCAAGGCTCTTAACATAGAGCCTTTTTGATATATGAAGTAGTAAAGGAGTAGTACGTATGTTTAAGAAAATACTAATATCTCTAATTGTATGTTTCAGTCTTACACAGTCTGTATATGCAGAAGATGTTGAGATACCAACAGATGGTGTAAAAATAGATGTTGAGCGTAAGGCGTTAGAGAGCGATAGCGCAACCGGTGCTGTAGATATTAAAATTTACAATAACACAAATCAAGAAATTGGCGTTTTGATATCGTCACAGCAAAGTATCGGTTGGTTAATAGATAAAGAAGTTGAAGAAGATTACAGGGTTGGTTCAATTAGTAGCGATTATCATACAGTCACACTGTACGTAAAGCCACACCGTTTCGTTACAAAGAATGGTTTTAATACAATTATGATGGAAGAAAAGGAACAGTTAAAGACACCTGTTGCTATCAACTATTCCGTCTATACTGATTTAGACACACTAAAGAAAGTGGACATCAATAATCAAGAAAGCGTAAGTAACGCATTAACAAAAGGCTTAGATAATGGTGTATTTAATCTGAATAAAGACGATACAGACTCATTTAAGAATAATTTGCCTGTAACGGAAACTATTAAAGATGATATTAAGGCAGTACTGTCACCGAAAGAAAAGAAAACAGTTACAGTAAATAAGGGCAATATTTTTGTACCGATTGGTGTTGCTTCGGTAATAGCCATTGCAGGTGTTACGTTTGTTATTCTTAAAAAGAAAGGAATTATTAAACTATGACATTTATAGCGATTGCATTAACATTATTTGGGCTAGACTATTTCTTGGGTTGGTTCCAGATTCCTAATATTACAACTGGTTTAATTTTAGCCTTGTGGTATACAGTTTTAGTCAAAGTTGTAAAGCCATTAGTTCGTTTCCTTTCGTTACCGATGAATCTGTTCACATTAGGTTTAACATCATTGGTTATCAACACATTACTAACAATGGTTCTGTTCTCTTGTTTCAATATTCAATTTACATTCTTACAGACCATTTTTGTAAGTGTTGTAATATATGTTGTTTCAAGTATTGTGAAAGGAATTTTAGGAGATTAGTTTATGGCATTATCACTTAGAGAAAGATTAGAATTGGCCGCTAAAAATAGCGACTTTGCAACAGATAATACACAGACAGCGGAGAACGAGCAGGAAGAGGCTTTCCAGAGTGAGGAAGACCAAGACGAAGAAGATGTCGTTGAAGAGCAAGAAACGTCTGGAAATCAACGTACCGAGCCGGTGACCGATATTAGAGCGGTTGTCAACAAAGTTTTATTAATTGACGAACTTTTAAGCACTTATGACGAGCAAACGGTACAGTGTCTACAAGACACGTTAAAGCAGAACGATAAAGCAGGTTTAATAACTTGTATAATATCAATAGACAGTTCTTATGCGGACAACATTTTAAAGTTCAAACAGTTGTTCAGTTTAAGAGGCTCAACAGATTTAGCGTTTGCAGTAATTGAGATGTCAGATATTAAAGATATTGCTAGACTGGTAGAGGGTTACAATCCTGAATATCATTACAATGCAGACACGAATGTTATTATTGCGAAGAAAGCATTAACAAAAGCAATCGAAACATTAGATGAACATACGTTAGATAAGATGGTGCCTCTGTTAGAACTTTTAGAAATTTCAAGGAGTTAAACATGACAAAAAGCATACAAGTAAGACTAGATACAGCAGGTGAACATATCATTATTAAGACACAAAGACCTTTAAGTTTTTTAATTTTAAAGGAATTTGTTGCGTTAAAGGATGAACACTTATTAGGTACTTACACGTATGCTTTTCCTGTATATTCCAATAATTGCTTCGCCGCTTACTTTTTTGTTAAGAAATTCCATAGTGAGATTGATTATTTAGAGAATGAATTAAACTTAATTAAGAAGCAGGCAGAAAAATTACCAACACCAACGGTGTTTCAATTAACAGACGGTTATTTAGGCATTAAGATACCACCGATAGAGTCATATATTAGAGTGCTAGGCGTTATCAGTGCAACCAATGTGATGAAAGACTTATATAGAGTACCATTCAGTAGACTATATGAAGCCTATAGACTACTGTCATCATGGAAACATGCATATCTTCCGCAGTTTACCATTGACAAAGATTTAGAAAGTTTTATTAAGACACCACTAACGTCTTATAATACAATGCGTGATATAACCAGTGTTGATTTATCAGAACTATCAACGGTTTATTACGGTTATAAAATCAAAAAAGAAGGTTTTGAGAAACTTGGCTACACAAATGCGTCAGAGTTGTTATTCAAACGACCTATAAAGTATATTGACAGAAGGAGAACAGAACCATGGAATCATTGTCCTTTTGGTGAATCTGTTTTCGTGAAATGTATTATCGGCGATATTATGGTTTCAAACGGCAAAGCATATATTCAAGCACAAGACGTTGAGAGCAAGAGAGAGTTAGAGGTCACGTTTTACGGTGGCGCATATCTAAGTAGGATGTATAAGCCAGGCGATGTTGCTGTTATTCAACTAACAAGAATCGCAAAAGACAAAGCAACAGGACAAACGATATTTTCAGAAGCAGATGTTCAGAGTATGCCGATTATTCCTGTTTATAGACAAAGCCCCACAAATAGAATCACATCAAAGGTTCTAACGCAATGTGTACAAGAGGTGTTTACTAGATTTGATGGCAGTCATCTAGCGTCTTATATTAACATGGAGCCATCTTTATGGGAACTATTATATGACTTACATTTCCCGAAAGATGTTACGAACTATATTAGTACAATAGATAAGTTGGCATATATAGAATTGCTTTATTTGCAGTTAGTATTTTTAGACAGACGTTCAAACACAAAAGAAGAAATTGGTTTGAGCAAGACACCAACAGGTAAAACAAACTATACCAAAGAAGCGTATAACAAATTACCATTTAAATTAACAAACGGTCAAACAAACGCTATTAAAGAGATTATTAACTATATGAAAAAGCCAACGCCTGAAAAAGTTCTATTATCAGCAGACGTTGGCGCAGGTAAGTCAATATGCGCACAGATTGCTTGTCTATACAATGCAGACTGTGGTTATCAGAGTGTACTAACAGCACCGACTGAAATCTTAGCACAACAGTTATACAACACTTTTGTAAAATTCATTGAACCACTTGAGCATAAGCCTAATATTGTGTACTTATCTGCTAAAACAAAGGCAAAAGAAAAGAAAACAATATTAGAGCAAGTAGCAAATGGTGATATTGATATTCTAGTAGGAACTCATAGTGTTCTCAATATTTCTAATTTTTATAATCTAGGGTTAGTTGTTGTAGACGAGCAACAGAAATTTGGTGTAACACAGAGAGAAAAGTTGTTAAGTGCTAGAGAAGATGGTAAGATACCTGATTTGATTTCACAGACAGCAACACCAATACCAAGAAGTGTAGCAACATCATTCTTTGGTGATTTGAATTTAATCACGATTGAAGAGAAGCCTCAAGATAGAATTCCTATTAAAACAGAGTTATTAAATGTTGATAGTAAGAGTTTCTTAGAGTGTAGATGTACAGATGTGTGGAACAATATTCACAATGAATTAAAGCAAGGTCATAAGATGTTTATTGTTGCACCAAGCGTTGAAGAAGAAACCCAATATATTTCAACAGCGAAGATTGAAAAAGCACTAAAACACTTACCGATGATGTATGCAAATGATATTAAGTTTAAATCAGTAACAGGTAAACAATCAAAAGAAGTTCAAGAAAAGACATTAAAGGGTTTCAGAGATGGCGAGTTTAATGTGCTGATTGCGTCTTCTATTGTTGAGGTTGGTATTGATATTAAAGAAGCAACTATCATGGTTATTCTTGGTGCAGACAGATTTGGTGCAAGTTCTCTTCATCAAATTAGAGGTCGTGTGGGCAGAAACAACCTACAGTCATATTGTTATCTAGTAAACGATGGTAAAGCAGACAACCCAAGATTAAATGCTTTAGTTGGTAGCGACAACGGTTTTCAAATTGCATTATCAGATATGGCAACAAGAGATATTGGTGATATTTTTGGTACAAGGCAGTCAGGTGAAAACAACCTAAAGTTCTGTGATGTCAACGAACATACAAAATATGTAGAGGCCGCACAGAGAGAAGCAGAAAAGATATATAAATCACCAAACAAGAAGAAGGCCTTAGAAGATGCATATAGTTTCTTAGGCATAGAAAGGTAGGTGAAGTGTTTATGCAGATTTTATTCAAGTATTTGTCGTTCTTGAAGAAGCAGTATAACAGTAAATCAAAGCCACTGTTCTTTGGTATTCTAGCAATGCTTTTACTATTAGGACTAGGTATTGGCATTATTGCAGATATTCTACTAGGATGGAATTTCATTTTTAATACAATTAGATGTATTATTGCTATTTACATTAGCTTTGTAACATTTTCGATTGTGTTTAGTGCAACGATAAACAAACTATCTAAAGTTGAATGGTTGAAAGAATTATCATTTAATCAACGAGTGAATCTGTCCATTATTGTTGTAGGATTGTTCATTATTCTGTTTTTAACGTTGATACATACAGAAACAGTTTACTACACATTCACAGCAGGCATATTGTTCGCTGTAATGATATGGGCGATATATTATACAAAGCCTACGCCTGATGAGATAGAAGCGTTTTATGCAGGCTTAGACGACATGAGAGATAAGAAAGAGAGATAATTCAAAATGAGTGTAATTGTTTTTAACAGAGATGGCGAAGTAACAGATGCAATGTATCAAGCAGTAACAAAGAAAGTAGAAGCATTGAATGACTTTCCACTTATTATGCATGACAACACAGATATTAAGTTTGAAGTTGAACATAAAAAGAATAATCGCTTTAAGTTAGAGGGTACTGTATTTTCAGATAAGAAGGTATTAAACGCAAAGGTGTATGGTTCAGACTTCTATTCACTTGTAAATACATGTGTTGATAAATTAGTAAGACAGGCACGTAAAGTTAAAACACAAACAATCAAACATTAAGGAGTAAAGGAAATGGATATAAAGTTTAAGTATATAGGTAATTTTGAAGCACCTAAGATTCAAACAGCAGGTTCAGCAGGCTTAGACCTGTTTAATAATGAAGATACACCAAAGACAGTAGTACCAGGCAAGTCTGTCACAATGGATACAGGTTTCTATGTTGAAATTCCTGAAGGTTATGTTGGGTTAGTATTTGCACGAAGTTCTCTAGGTTTTAAGTTCGACTGTACATTATCTAATTCAGTTGGTGTTATTGATTCTGATTATCGTGGTGAAGTCAAAGTAAAGATACATAATAATTCTGATAGTATCAAATTCATTATGCCAGGTGAACGTGTTGCACAATTAGTGGTTGTTCCTTGTCTGACAACATATAAACAGGTAGAAGAATTAAGTGAAACAGAAAGAGGAGTAAACGGCTTTGGTAGCACGGGTAAAGAAGTTTCTCGATAATTCATTCTTCAAAATACTTGTAATGATGGCTTTACTTGCGATTACCATTTCTACATTTCAGACACAGACAAACGGTATTCAGTACTTATTCTTAGACTTGTTTATACTATATGCTGGTTCATTGATGTTTAAGCGTTTCTTTCATGGCTTATTGTATCTACTAGCATTGATGTTATATGAAGTTGTAGTTGCAATGCTGATTTTACAGTTTGAAAATATATTGCAATTAACATTACTAGCAACATTTATACCTTTAACAATTTCAGCGTTATTTGTAAATGAATTACTAATGGATAAGTTTAGTGTAGTATCGAAGAGAATGTTATTAAGTATTTCAATCAACGCTTTTATTGTACTAACATTACTCTTATTTACATATCTTACAAAAACTGTAAATTCTTTCATTTACATTGTAATTTATTTCTTAATCGAGATTGTGTTCGGTGTAATTCTAGCAACAACGAAGAAGGCTCCTAAATAAAGCCTTCTTTTATTGTATAATATTAAAGTAAGGAGAACTGATTATGGCTTTTAATAATTTAATTGTATATAGTGATTATAGCGTACATATCGGCTATGGGACTATTGATGAATATATAAACGTATGTAAAGAAAAAGGTATCAACACATTAGCATTGACAGACGCCAATTCTATGATGGGTATTTACAAGTTTTTAACAAAGTGCAAGGCAAACAATATTAAATCTATCATTGGTGTAACGCTAACTATAGATTCGCATAATGTTACTTTCTTAGCAAAGAACTTGCAAGGTTATCATGAGTTGTGTAAGTTGTTAATGTTGTCTACCAAAAATAATATTGATGAGCCATATCTAACCATTGATAACCTGCATACAACGAATAATATTATTGCAGTTATTCACACCTACGAAAAAGAACCAAGTGTTGAGTTTATCAAATCAATCAAGGTAAAGATAAGTTCTACCTATCTTGAATTTACACCTTTACCTGGCAATCGTAGACATATTAAGCAATCAGCAATCGGTCTAGCCGAAATTACAGGTACTCCATTGTTAATGTGCAGTCCTACTTTTTATGCTTATAGCAAAGATAAAGAGATGGCTGAAATCAACATGGCATTATCAAAGAATTATAGTATGTCAGAAACGCCTGTAACAAAGGGTGGTTTAAGACCTGCGTTATATAGTGACGAACATTACTTAAAGTCGTCTGACGAGTTTTTGTCTTATGTATCACAAAATGTTGATGTGTCAGAAGAAGTTATTACAAAAGCAATCAATAACACGCAGGCAGTTGTTGATAGTATAGAGCAAGTAGAATTAGAATATCAATTAGGTTTACGCCCAGTACCACATATACCAGCACCATATACTGATAATTTGTCATATTTTAAGGCACTGATTCAAGAAGGGTGGAATAAGTTTGTAGCAAGTAAACCAAAAGAAGTTCAATTAGAATGGAAGAGAAGAATCCAGAACGAACTAGAGGTTATTCATTCTAACGACTTCATAGATTATTTCTTGGTTGTAAGAGAGTATATTAAATGGTCAGAAGATAATGGTTACCCAACAGGCTGTGGACGTGGTTCAGCAGGTGGCAGTTGTATTGCAAGACTGTTAGGTATTCATAAAACAGACCCAGTCAGATATGATTTAATGTTTGATAGATTCTTGTCACCTGGCCGTTCAGCGATTGCAAGAATTACATATGATGATAATTCTTTTGAAGAAGTGCCAGTATCAACAGTTAAGCATATTAATAACGAAGATAACTACACATACACAATCAAACTAGGTGATACAGTCGATGGAAAAACAGTTGCAGATTATAAGATTGTAGATATTGGGGCTGCACCTGACGTTGATACCGACTTTGAACCTGAAGTACGACCCCTTGTATTTCAGCATTGTCAGGAAGAATATGGTGAAAATAATATTACACATATCATTACAAGAATGCCATACGGTGCTAGAAATGCGTTTAAATGTGTAGCAAGAGTTTATGACGTATCACCACAGGAAGCAAATAGTATTAGTGAACTACTACCAGAAGCAGTTTCAAAAGACACATTAAAAGATGTGCTAGATGAAAGCAACGCAACATACGAAAGCGCAAGACTAAAGTTAAACGCAAAACTATTGAATCTTGTTAAAAAAGCAAGTGAATTAGAAGGTAGAACATCTGGAACAGGCATCCATGCCTGCGGCGTACTCATTTCCTGTAAAGAAATTTCAGATACGGTACCTACAATTTATAAAGAAGACCCTAGAGATAAGAGTATGATTTATCAGGTGTCAATGTTTGAATATCCAGAAGCAGAAGCGTTAGGTTTAATCAAGATGGACTTCTTGGGTTTAGACACATTGCACTTAATCAGTAGTACGGTGAAGTTGATTGAGCAATATACTGGCAAACAGATTGACATGAGAGAAATCATTGATGGGTCTTTAGATGACAAGAAAACATATCAGATGTTTCAAAAGGGCAAAACAAGTGGTATCTTCCAGTTCGCAGAGCCAGGCGTAAGAGAAATGCTTACTAAGGTTAAGCCAACGAAGTTTGAAGAGTTGGCCGCTATTACGGCTATTTATCGACCAGGCCCTATGAGTTTAGGCTTACATGATGACTTTGCAATTAGAAAGAACGACCCATCTAAGCGTATACCATTTAGTAAAGAGTTTATTGGTACACCAATTGACACCTTGACGAAAGATACTTTTGGTGCAATCGTATATCAGGAACAGGTTATGAAGATTGCGCAAGAGGCAGCCGGTTTTACATCAAAAGAAGCCGATAAAATGCGTAAGGCTATGGGTAAGAAAAAGATTGAAATTCTAAACATGCTTGAGCCTAAGTTCAAAGAAGGTATTATTAAAAACACACACTGTTCGCAAAGTACGATTGATGAATTATGGTCACAGTTATTGGGCTTTGCGCAGTATGCGTTCAATTCCAGTCATGCCGTATCGTATGCATTGAACAGTTATCAATCAGCATATCTTAAGGTTCATTACCCAGTGTTATGGGCAACAGCGGCCTTAAGAATGTACGCAGACAATCCTGATAAGGTCACAAAATATGTTGAAGATACCAAGTCAAACAATATCAAAATCTTGCCACCAGATATTAACGAGTCAGAGTTACTTATTTCACCAACGTCAGACTTAAAGAGTATTACATATAGTATTTCAAATATCAGAAGAATACCTGTATCTACACTTGAATTGTTTATTAAAGAGCGTGAAGCAAACGGCAAATATACAGACCTTATGGACTTCATCAAACGAAATAAAGACAATTTATCTGTTTCAGTATTACAGGTGTTAGCATGTTCTGGTTGTTTAGACTGTTTCCATCATACACGCAAATCAATTTATGATAACGCAGAGAAACTACTAAAGAGCGTAGATAAGAAAAAGAGTAATGTTGCAAGTATGTTTAGTATGATTGGTGAAGATGTAGGGCAAGCAGTTGAACTTGGCAATGAAGAATGGCCAACACTAGAGAAGATGGCAAACGAGGGTAATGCGTTGGGTGCGTATCTATCAGGTAATCCTCTTGATGGTTTAAAGACACAGGATGGTCAAGAAGTAAATCAGACAAAGAATTTGAAGAGTTGTGATACAGACCAGTATATTACATTCTTATCAGTAGCGCAGAAGAAAACACGCTCTGGTAAAACGTTAATTATCGGTATGGCAAATAACGGTGCATCACAGGTCGAAATCAGACTACCGTCCAGTGTGACAGATAGAATCTTGTTAAATATGGCATTAAAGAGAACAAACGGTGACAGAGCAGAAGCGTATAAACTTATGCGATTATCAGATGATAAGATAAAATCGTTTGATAAGATGGAGCCATTAGAGAAGCCTGTCAAGTTTAGTAAGATTTATAAATTATCATTCGGTAGAGGCTTTAGAGGCGGTACAATGATTACAAATATTGAGCCAGTCGAGGTTTCAGTAAACAATCAGGTTTTAGATAAAATCACAGTCGACAGAGATAAGACAAAGAACCTAGCGAAGTTTCAAAAGAAAGTCGAAGAAGAAACAGAGCGAGCAAAGAAGTCAAAAGCGAAACTTGTTGATATATTAATTGAATATTATTCTGAAACAGATAATGAATGGAAAACAATAGAGATGGACAATGTTTATATTTCAGCGTCTACTCTCAAACTGATTAAGTAAGGAGTTGATATAGTGGCAAGAAAATTAGTTAATCTACCATCAGTTGAAGAATTGACAAAGAATGTACCTGTTGAGCAGGAAGTTCATGAAGAAGAGCAGGAAGAAGTTATTACTAGTATTCCTGAAGATGAAGTAGATTATGCAGAAGATGTTGAACAGCCTTCAATTCCTGAAGAGTACGACTATAGCGATAGCGAAGATTATCAAGAACCTGCTATCGCTGAACCTGTCGTGCAGCCTAGAACTGAATACACAGAGGAAGAAGAGGCAGAAGCGCTAGAAGAAGTTGTAAGAGAGCGAGAGAGCAAAAAGAAAAAGAAACCTCGCAAACTAAAGAAAGGCGTTATCATTGGTATTGTTTCAGCAGTTGGGCTAATTATTGTTTGTATTCTTGGTTACTTTGTTGTTAAGAAGATAACACAAAGACAGCCAGAAGTTGTTACAGAGCAAAAAGAAGAGTCGAAGAAACAAGACTTTACGAATTTTGAGCGTATGGTGTTAAAGCAACCAACAGTGGCAGAGCAACCAGAACCAACAGCAGATACAACAAATACAAAATCAGGTCAAGAGATAGTTCAGTCATATAAACTTGAATATCCTTATGTTGATTTAACGTTGAAAGAAGACGCAGATGGCCAGTTCGTACTAATCTACAACAAGAATGATAAACAGGTACTATGCTATTCAGAGGAAAATCAGTTTGTAGCAGGTACAGAAAAGCGTGTAGCGATTGGTTGTGAAATTGACGAAGATATGTCGAACGAAAAACCAATCTCATATATGTTTAGAGAGAGTGATTAAAATATGCAAGCGTTAATGCCTATTGCAAAGAGATTTGATACAAAGTTAAAGAGAATCATTTCAAAGCAGAAGTACTTTAGTACATTAGAAGAGTTTATTATTCTGTATAATAACGGCACCTTAAACAGATTCGACCCTATTGCAGAGGAAATTGTTAAGAAATTGAAAAAGTGGTACCTAAATGTAAAGGTTGAGGATAACAAAATCGTTATCCGTTCTCCAGACGAGATAACACTTGATTTTACATATAATTTACTGAACCAGTGGAAAGTTGTTGTTTATCTAAAGTCTCTTGTTGATAGACTGATGGAATTAGAATATCCTTACGACACAAAACTGGTGTTTCAAACAAGCAATCCTGGCACAGTATATTTAGAGATGTTAGACGGTGACACAGGCGATTATTTCTTAGAACCAGCAAAAGATGTACCTAAACTCTTTAACACAAATAGAGAATTGGCAAAGAATCTGATACTGAATCTGTCTTTAAAGGACTATAAGGGCGGTTGTTATTTAAACTTTGAAGACGTGGAAGATATTGACTGCTCATTTTTGTATGAAGTGCAGGAATTTATTCTACAAAAGATTTTAATTGACAATCACAACGATGTTCACTTGACAAATCATTAGACTTTCTTTAAAATAGTGGTGAGATAGAAAAGAGGTTAGTTAGATGTTGATTTCATTGTTGTATTCATTGTTTAGAATAATGTTGTATACTTTGTTAGGAGCCGGTATTTATGCGATTGTTTTCCTAAGTCCAACACAAAAGCAGAGAAGCACATTAGTATTGATAATTATAGTACTGTTTGCACTTTTAGTACTAACACATTAGAGTTGAGTGAAATCTTGACTCTTTTTTAATATTTTTTGAAGTTTAAAAAATAGCCGAAAACGGTTTTTAGGAAGAATCCGTGTGACTTTTTTAGGTCAAAAACACCTAAAAATCTACGGGCTGATGGACTATACCTGCTCAACCTAAAACAGCCGTTAAAACCGTTCCTCCAACAAATTTAAAGCAACGCAAAAGTTCCTTAAAATTCTTGTATAATATAGAAGTAGCGAGGTGTAAAGAATGATAACAAAGATAATTTCATTTAGCGGAGGCATGGCCGCTGGTAAAGATACATTTGGAGAAGCATATAAAGAACTGTGTAAAAGAGAAAATACTAAGGTAAAACATTTAAGTTTTGCTAATGCGTTAAAAGACGAGGTAGACGAGTTAATAAGACGTGTAAGAAATAATGAGAGAGTGGCAGAAATCTCCCATGCTATGAATGTAAACTGTATTCATATTAATAAGTTAAGAAATGTGATTCTTGAAGAGGACTATCTTCACCCAGATTTTACAGCGAGAGATAGAACACCAGCAACAAGATTTTTATTACAATATTGGGGAACAGAGGTTCGTAGAAGTCAGAACGATAATTATTGGGTTAATATCGTAAAAGAGCAGATTAAAGAGAATCTAAAAAATAATGTAAACACATATATTACAGACGCAAGGTTCATCAATGAATTAAAAATGCTCACATCTATTGGTGCAACAACTGTATTATTAGATGCACCGTTAGATGTTAGATTAAAGCGTCTGTATGATAGAGACCATATTACAGTAACAGAAGAACAGTTGAAACATCCAAGCGAAACCCAGTGCTTAGAATATAAAGACTATACATTTATTATTGATACAACGAAGCAGACGCCAGCAGATTTAGAAAAAATGTTAGGAGAATAGACATGGGTTTTAGTTTATTTGATTTAGAAGAAAAACAAAGTGATAAGAAAGTTAGAATCGTAAATAATAGTGTTCAAATTTTAGACGATGATATCAAGAAAGAAATAGATAAGAAGAAGTTATCAGCGAGTTTAGTTGGTTCTATTTTAAATTCGCCAGGCGACTGGGTTATGGGTACTTATATTGAACCATTATGTATTGACGGTTATGTAGACGCATTAGAGCGAGGAACATGGTTCCATAGCATTATGGAGCATTTCTTTAAACTGGAGCCACAAGATAGAGATTTTAAACATCTATCATCTATAGCAATCAGTGTAACAAAGGAAAAATATCCCCATATGATAGAGCGCCAAGACAATAAAGACTGGTTAAACAAAGCAATCAAGGGCTATCGTGATACATGGCTTGCCAATGCAAAGAATGAAAAGGTTGCCTCTGTGTTCTTAATGGGAGAGCAGAAACAAGGCCTTGAATTGTTTGTCACAGGCAAGATAGGAAATGCTAAAAGACCATGCTTAGGTTTTATTGATAAACTTATTGAAGGCAATTATGGTTTAATCGTACAAGACTGGAAAACAGGTGCTAAGATTCATAATTTTAACCCTGATAAAGAACCAAGTGAGAGTAATTCTTTTGATTACTGGCGCCAACAGACGTTATATACAATGCTTTTAGAGCAGTCAGGCATGAGAGTTGAGAGTGCTTGTTTAATTTTCCCTTGTGCTAACCCACCACAAATTGTTGATGTTGATTGTCATAACAATAGTGTTAGACAACGTGTGGTTGCAGATTGTGAACAAGCAGATAGTATATTAGAAGAATGTATTAAAAACGACTATACTTTCCCATTTAAAGCCGGTAAGTATAACTCTTGGGCAACTTATCTTTGTGGCTTAGGTAGAGCATACCCACCTAAAATCATTACAGATAAGTTAAATGACTTGATAGAATATGGAGACTAAGACATGGCAGAACGTTATATAGAACTTTATAAGAAATACCGCCCTAAGAAGTGGGAAGACATTATCGGTCAAGAAAGCATTGTTACACCAATCAAGAACGCAATCAAGTCAAATAAAATACCGACTGGCTATATCTTTAGTGGTTTAGCCGGTACAGGCAAAACAACACTTGCATTATTAATTGCAAAAGTGTTAAATTGTCACCAGTTAGATAAGGACATGAATCCTGTTGAAGATGAAATCACCAGAGCGATTGATAGTGACTCACTTATCGGTGTCAAGCAAATCTCTATGGCGAATGCGAATGTTGAAGATGTTCGTAAAATTATGGCAGAGTCTTTCGTAACACAGCCAATCAAAAAGAAAGTGTTTATTTTAGACGAGTTCCACAATTGTTCTAAGGCAGCCTTTGAAGCAATCCTGACAGATTTAGAAAGTACAAACCAAGATTCATTATTTATTTGTTGTACGACTGAACCGGATAAGATACCGAAGTCAATCAAGAGCCGTATGCAACAATTTTCACTACGCATACCAACACCGAATGAAATTTTAAACGTGTTGCAGAAGATAGCAAAACACGAGCCTGAAATCTTACAAGGTGTTAAAGATAAGAAGTTTACAAAAGAAGATTTTATGAGTTGTGTTTATAATAGTGGTGGTTCTGTCCGTGATGCTATTAGTAATTTAGAGAATTTAGTAAATGGTGGTGTAATCAGTTCCTCATATTCAAAACAGTTACTTGAAAATATCTTAAAGGGCAACCTTATTGAAATCTATAAGACAACAAAAGAAATGGCAGATGCAGGAGCGAACTTCCATAACACATCTGAAACACTATATAAGACAATCGTTAATCTCATGTTGGCGTTATCTGGCGTAGAGGTTGAGGATGCAATGCAGTATCAAGATTTATTACCACTTGCAGACCTTCATGTTTTAATTAAGATGACAGGAGAGTTAGAAAAAACATTCTACGCTGTATCAAGTAAAACAATCGACTACAAGACGCTTTATGAAATGTGCTATATTAGAATGGCACTAATTGCGAAAGCAGGTAACAAGCAATGAACACCATTAAATATGTCTTTATCACACTTCTAGGACTGTTTATCGCTACATTATGTGCTGTTACAGACTTACCGATTATCCATTTAGTGTTCTCATTAGTAATGTTTACTGTTATTTACCTCTTTTACAGAGAGGATAGACCATTTCCTAAATATAAATTAAGTGGAAAAGATATATTGGTTGTCTTGATTGGTATTGTAGTAATCTTTATATTAGATAATTTGCTGATATATATACTACCAAACCCAGTAGAAGAACAACACACAAAAGTATTGTTACAAAACTATGGTTTGTATGGCATACTATTAGCATGTGTTGTGGCACCTATAACAGAAGAATATATTTTCCGCTATATACCAACAAATAAACCAACAATCATCGTATCAGTATTCCTGTTTGGTTTGTTTCATACACAAGTATCGCAGGATATTTACACAGCGTTTTATCCTGCTATTGTAACAGCAATGAACGCTGTAGCATTCCATTTATTCTATCGAAAAACAGACAACTTGTATGTATCTATATTCATACATGCGAGCATGAATTTAATTGCACTAGGACTTTGATTACAAGAAGTCCTTTTTAAATCAAAAAGGAGGCAAAGTATGTATTATAGTGATTATCGTTCTCATGATACGGCAGATGGCGATGGTATCAGAGTCAGTTTATATGTATCTGGTTGTTCTTTACATTGTAAGGGTTGTTTTAATGAGCAGACATGGGCTTTAAATTATGGTGACAAGTTTACAGAAGAAGTCTTAGACGAACTTATCAACGACTGTAAGAAACCATATATTAAAGGTTTATCACTATTAGGTGGTGACCCATTTCAAAAAGAAAACCAAGAAGAAGTGTTAAATATTATAAAACGGTTTAGGCAAGAATTTCATAACGATAAAGATATATGGATATGGACAGGTAGAACAATAGAAAATCTACTAGACAAATCATATATTGACCACACAGAATATACAGACGATATCTTGTGTAGTATTGACTATTTGATTGACGGACCATTCATTCTTGAAAAGCGCAATTTGATGTTAAAATACGCTGGTTCTGAAAATCAAAGAAGAATCGACCTACACAAGATTGATACAATAGACAAATTAAAATCTATCAGCGATTGGAATAAATTGGATTGCGAGGTGAAATAAAAACCAATTGCTTTAGTATAGAAAGCACAGCAGAACTTGTGCTCAAATAGAAAGGCTAAAAAGACATGATTAAAGTAGTAAAAAGAAATGGCAATGAAGTGGAGTTTGTGCCTGAAAAATTAAACTCCGCAATCGAAAAGGCAAATATGCAAGTTGCCAAAGAAAACAGACTTACACATGAAGAAATCGCAGAACTGGTTGACACTGTAGTAAGTCGTATTCCTGAAGATACCGAAATTTCAGTAGAAGATATTCAGGACATGGTAGAGGAAGAACTCTACGACAACGCTAGTTTTGCATTAACAAAAGCGTATTCTAACTACAGATTCTTAAAGGGTAAGTTAAGAAATAACAGTTTTAACGACCTTGAAAAAACAATCATGGCATTGTTTGAACAAAAAGAAACAGAAGCAAGTAACGAGAATGCGAATAAAAACGCAAAACTATTAAGCACTCAAAGAGATTTAGTAGCAGGTGAAGTAAGTCGTTATTTAGTGAATAAGTACGTCCTACCAAAAGAAGTACAAGAAGCGCATCAAAAGGGCATTATTCATGTTCACGATTTAGATTACCGCATGGGAGGGATGACGAATTGCGGGTTGGTGAACCTAGAAGATATGTTTACTAATGGTACAGTATTAAACGGTACCAAGATTTATGAACCTAAGTCATTTAGTACGGCTGTGACTCTCGCAAGTCAAATTTCTATGTCCGTGGCCGCTTTCCAGTATGGCGGCCAGAGTATGACATTAACGCATTTAGCACCTTATGTCGAGGCGTCAAGACGTAAAATTAGACATCGTTTAATGGACGAATTTACAGAGCAGGGCGTTGAAATTACAACCAAGCAACTGAATGAAATTGTCGAAAAACAAGTTAAACAAGAAATTAAAGATGGCATTCAGACATTAAACCATCAGATTGTAACGATGGCTTCTAGTAATGGTCAGTCGCCGTTCCTCACCATCTTTATGTACTTGAACGAGGCAAAAGATGAACAAACAAAGAAAGATTTAGCATTAATCATTGAAGAGATGTTAAGACAGAGAATTAAGGGCTTGCCTAATGAACATGGCGTATTATGTTCACCAGTGTTCCCTAAGTTAATCTATGCCATTGACAGTTCTAACTGTGATGAAACAAAACCATACTGGTATCTAACGAAACTGGCCGCTGAATGCACGTCAAAACGCATGGTTCCAGACTATATTTCAGAAAAGAAAATGTTTGAAAACAAAGAAGGACATTGTTTCCCAAGTATGGGATGCCGTAGTTTTTTAAGTCCGTGGTATGATGGTAACGGCGAGTTCCATGCGTACGGAAGATATAATCTTGGGGTCGTCACCCTTAATCTGGCTTACATTGCACTAGAAGCACATGAAGATATGAACAAGTTCTGGGAGTTACTTGATAAGTACGCTGATTTATGTTTTGAAGCACACATGACGTTCGTTAAGCGTTTAAATAAAACTAAAGCATGTGTTGCACCAATTTTATGGCAACATGGAGCGTATGCAAGATTGAACCCGAATGATACATTAGATAAAATCATGTACGGTGGATATGCAACTATTTCATTAGGTTATGCAGGCTTGTATGAAACAGTTCAAGCATTGATTCACCAGTCCCATACAACAGACGATGGTAGAGAATTGGCACTTCAAATCATGAATAAGTTAAATGCTTATTGTGAGAAGTGGAAGAAAGAAACAAATTTAGGATTCTCTGTTTATGGAACACCGATGGAATCAGGCACTTATAAGTTTGCTAAAGCACTTCAAAGAGATTTTGATGTTGTACCTGAGGTAAACGAACATGACTACATTACAAACTCCTACCATGTAAACGTTCGAGAGGAAATTGATGCTTTTGACAAGTTGTCGAAGGAGTCAGAGTTCCAAGAGTTGTCATTAGGTGGCTCTATTTCATACATTGAAATTCCTAACATGGAAAAGAACATTCCTGCATTACTAGAGGTTATTAAGTTCATTTACGACAATAACATGTATGCAGAATGTAACACAAGAACTGACGTATGTGATACTTGTGGTTATCATGGTGAAATGGAAATGATTAAAGACGAGAATGGCAACTATATCTGGCGTTGTCCGAACTGTGGTGAAACAAATATTAACAATATGTCTATTGTTAGAAGAATTTGTGGGTATTTAGGACGTATTAGCAATGGTGTAAACCAAGGTCGTTTAGGCGATATCCACGACAGAGTATTCCATCTTTAAATAAAACGAGAGTAGGTTAAATAAGCCTACTCTTTTTTGGTTTCAATAAATGATATAATATAAGAGAGAGGAGAACCCAAAACTATGCCAAAACACTTTAACGGTGAGAGAATAACAAGATGTACAGCAAAGACACGAGAAAAATGTCCGTATTGCAAAAATCTTCATATACCAGATAGCACTACACCACAAGAAGAAAACAGAATCATGGATGATTATAGTTTAGCAACACAAAAGGCGAATGAATACTTAGATAGTCGTTTAACCAAAACAGACTCTGGTTATTATATGTTCAAGAACTATAACTATGATAATGCATTAGGTGCTACTGATTATGGTTTCTTAAAACAACAAGGCTTTGATTTTGAAGGAACACAAGTCAGCAAAGCCGGTGAATTTTATACCATGATGAAACTGTCTGTAGATGAGTTGAATATGACAAGTGCAGAAGAACAAGAGGATTTTAGAAAATCTATGCGTTTGTTTGTGCTAAAGAATAAACAATTATCACCTCAAATACAAGAACACTTTCAGTCTTATATTGAGGCAACAGATATCAAGGTAACAGACGATGAGTATTTACAGGTAAAAGATTGTAACGCAATTCTTGAAGATAATAACTGTATCTATGTATGGCCTGACGATAACTTTAGTGCAGATATTATTAGAATCATTAAGAAGGACAATAAAGAAAAAAGTATTGTGTCATCTTTTGAGGTTAAGACATTATGTAACGGCACAAAGTCAGCACAAGGCTCAACCAAGACAATCTCGTATGATGAAAATGGCATTGTAGCAGATGTTGACAGCGGTGAGATTCTAGCGGATGACTACGATGTATTAGAGCAAGGCTATCACAACTATAGAATCAGAGGATATGATGGTGTACGTGATTTGATATCTGATTATGAAGAAAGAACAGTCCGTATGCCAGGTAATAAGAATGTTGTATTTATTGACAAAGATGGTAAGACTGATACAATCTCATGTAGTTTAACGTCTTATGCAACAAGGAAACGTGAAGAACTTATCAATTCTGGTAAGTATGTTGGTGATATGCGTATTCACGTTAATAAAAACGCACGTAATGTCGGTGAAAAAGAAATCAACTATTTCTTGACGAGCAAAGTCGATTACGGTAGAGTATTCAAAGACGGTACACCTAAGACAGAGTTTACAGTGAAAGATTTGATTCAAGCAAAAGGCCAGACCAAGACTTCAACAAAAGGTGTTGGTGTGTATATAGGTGAAGTCAGCAAGGGCAGAAAAGAGTATGACGTAATCATGGGAAACTTTAGAAAACGCCTAACGATACAAGAATATTCTAATTTTATGCAAGGCGGGACACTTAATATTAAAGACTTTAGGTTCTGTCCTGTAACATGTTCAGTTGAATTGAAAGATACAACAGAGTAGGGTTAAAGACCCTGCTTTTCTTGTATAATATAATAGCAAGGGTGATACCCTAGATAAGGAGAAATCATGGCAGTAAAGAAGAAAGAAGAAACAGCAGTTAAAGACAGTAGCAAAAAGGAAGCCTTAATGGACTTGTTAAGTACTCTCCAAGAAGATGCAAAGAAAACGTACGGTATTTCAAACGTTGGTTTCTTAGGGAAAATGAAAGATAAGCAAGTTACATTCTTACCAACGGGTTCACTGGTCTTAGACACATTGCTTGGCGGTGGTGTAGCAAAGGGAAGAATTATTGAATTTTTTGGTCCTGAATCGTCAGGCAAAACATCAATGGCAGTTTTAGCGTTAGGTAAAGAGCAAGAGCGTGGTGGTTCAGTTGCGTTCCTTGATATCGAGCATGCGGCCTCACCATCATTTATGGAAGTGCTTGGTGTAAATATAGATGAGTTGTTATTCTTACAACCAAGTAGTGCAAAAGATACATTCCAGTCATTATTGAAGATTGTTCGTTCAGGCACAATTAGCATGGTAGTTGTTGACTCTGTATCAGCAATGACAGAAGGTGTAGCAGATGAAGACTTGGTGAAGGACAGTGTTGGTAAATTAGCACGTAATATGTCTAAGAATATGCCTGTATTGGCAGAGGCATGTTCTAATAATGATTGCACGGTTATTTTCATTAACCAGACACGTGAAAAGATTGGTGTAATGTTTGGTGACCCAACGACAACATCTGGTGGTAACGCTCTAAAATTCTATGCGACCCAACGTGTTAAAGTTAATAAGAAATCACCAATCAAGGACTCCGAAGGTTCTATTATCGGTACAGAAGTTGGCTTGAAGATTGAAAAGAATAAGGCCGCTATGCCAGGTGGTATCGGTAGTACATTACTATCTTATTCAAGCGGTATCGATACAGTTGGTGAAGTTTATCTATTAGGTGTTCAGTTTGGTGTTATTGGTAAGAACGGAAATACATTCTACGCTAAAGTCAATTTAACAAAAGAACAGCAAGCAAAGGTTAAGAATTGTCAGTATGATGAAAGCACACATCAACTAAAATTAGCAGTTGGTGAGGGCAGAACACGTACAAAACTTGCCGAAGATAATGAAGTGTTCAATGTTGTATCACAAGAAGTTATGCGTATTCTTGAAGAGAAGCAAGAAGAATTTAAGGCAAAAGATAAGAGTGTGGTACAACTTAAGGAAGATAAATAAATCTTCCTTTTTTGAAAAGCAGAGGTATTATGAATAGATTACAAGATTTTTACAATAGACACGACATAAAGCACGCCAATAGGCTTGTAAGAGCGATTAGAGAAAAGACGATAGAATATTCAAAATTAACCGACACAGGCTTGTATGACCTATTCCAAGCGGTCAGGAGCGAAGATAACACAGATGATAAGAAGATAAAAGTATTTGCACTGATTACAGTCGCTATCGAGCGTGTTTTACACCTAAAACCTTATGATGTGCAAATTCAAGGTGGTATTATTTTGTCAGAAGGCAAAATTGCTGAAATGAAAACAGGTGAAGGTAAAACATTAACTTCACTATATCCTATTATTTATCACGCTTGCACAGGACAGGTTCATGCAATTACAGTTAATGAGTATTTGGCAGAGCGTGATGAAAACTACTTATCACCAGTCTATAAGTTTTTTGGCTTAAAATCAGCATTTAATCATCAACAGTCGTCAGCATTTATCAAGAAACAAATCTACGCAGAGAATGATATTGTTTACGGTATTGAAAGTACGTTTGTGTTTGACTGGTTGAGAGACCAGATGGTAATGAGTATTGAAGATAAAGTTATTCAAAAGCCATTTCATTTTGCAAACATTGACGAGGTTGACAGTGTTTTAATTGACAACGGCAGAACACCTTGTATTATCGGTGGCCAATCAGATAAAGACGAGTACACCATCTTAAATGTTGATAGTGCTGTTAAGCAGTTAAAGCAACCAGAAGATTTCACAGTAGACACACAGCATAGAATCGTTAATTTGACTGACGAGGGAATTTCAAAACTTGAAAAATTTTTGAGTCTTGAAAATCTCTATAGTAAAGAGAATATCTACATAGAACATTTAGTACACCAGTCATTGATAGCAAATTATGTCTTTAAATTAGATGTAGACTATGCAATCAAAGATTATGGCCAAGGTTTACAGTTAGTTATCATTGACCAAGGCACAGGACGTATTATGCCAGATAGACGTTTCAATCAAGGTTTACACCAAGCACTAGAAGCAAAACACCATGATATGGTTGACATCCATAGTGAAACGATTACTATTGCATCTATCACACTTCAAAACTTCTTTAGAATGTATCAAAAACTAGCAGGTATGACAGGAACAGCAATCGAAGAGGCAGACGAGTTCATGGAAGTCTATGGCTTAAAAGTTGTACCAATTGAAACAAATAAACCTGTAATCAGAGTTGATAATGCGCCAGAGTTGTACAAAACAAAAGAAGAAAAATGGAATAGAGTATTAGAGTTAATTAAAGAATATAATGATAAACAATATCCTATTCTTGTTGGTACAACATCTGTACATGATAGCGAAGTTGTTGGTGACATTTTAAATCGTAATCACATTAAGCATGTTGTGTTAAATGCAAAACAAGATGCACGAGAAGCGGAAATCGTAGCACAAGCAGGTAAGTTAGGAAACATCACAATCGCCACCAACATGGCTGGTCGTGGTACTGATATTATTCTTGAAGATAAAGACCATCCTTTAATAGTTATTCAGACAGAATTAAACGAAAACGGAAGAATTGATAGACAGTTAAGAGGCAGAAGTGGCAGACAAGGTGATAAAGGTATTACACATACAATCATTAGTGCAGAAGATAGTATCTTTACAAGAAGTTCACTAACAGATGTTTTAAAGCGTATTGTATCAAAACAAAATATCACATCGAAAACAACATTAAGGCTAATTAAAGAACTTCAAACAGAATTATCAGGGCAGGCATCTGTAGCAAGACAAAACGCATTGAAGTATGATGACGTTATTAGAGAGCAAAGAAATAAATTTTATCAATCACGAGATAATGTTTTAGAGATTGACACATTGGAAGAGTTAGATAAGTGTTTTGAAAAACTAGGAATCAAGTTTGTTGAAAAAGATATTCCTGATTTAGTGAAGTTAAACATTCGTCAACAATTATTGTTACAATCAATGGACAGATGCTGGGTAGAGCATTTAGATAAATTGGAGTCGTTAAAGAATGGCATTGGTTGGCGTGCAAAGTCAGGTAACAACCCGATTCTGATTTATCAAGAAGAAGCACAAATATTGTATGACAGTTTCTTAGAAGAGATTGGAAACAGAATTAGAAAGGTTGCAGAGGTAGAGTAGAAAATGAAGTGGTTAAAGACGAAGAGAGTTAGAAACAGAATCTTATTTACATTATTTATTATTCTATTATTTGAGATTGGCACGTTCGTGCCGTTGCCTTATGTTGAACATACACAATCACAATCGCCGCTCGGTTCTTTGCTTAACCTTGTAACAGGTGGTGCATTAAGCAGATTTGGTTTATTTGCTTTAGGCTGTAGCCCATTCATTAGTGCAAGTATTATTACACAGTTATGGACAATCGGTTTCCCATCATGGGAGAGATTATCAAAGCAAGGCAAAGAAGGTCAGGTAAAAATCTATAGAAGAACACAGATTTTAGCAGTAATCTTAGGCATTATTCAAATCTACGGTATCTTAGTAAGTAAAACATTACAAGCACAGTTAGGCCTTAATATTTTAACAACGAATATTTATCAGACTATTTATTTAATCGTACTAATAACGGTTGGCTCATTAGTAGTATCTTATCTATGTAGCAGAATCAACGAGAAGGGAATCGGCCAAGGGCAATCTGTTATTATTGCAGTCGGTATCTTAGGTAATATTCCTGGTATCGTATTGCAGTTTATGTCAGCATATAATAGATACTTAGCGAATAACGATTTAACTACATACTGGCAATATTTTGCAGTTATTATGGTTGTCTTGCTTACAGTTATTGTGTTATGCGTTATTGCAAATAAGAAAGTGTTTAAACTACCTATCCACTCCTCTGTTAATAGTCAATATATAGAAGCCCACTACTTCCCTATTAAGTTGTTGGCAAGTTCAGTTATGCCTATTATCTTTGCAAGTATGATTATGTCTGTTTTAAAGATTATTAGCGATTTTAAGAATCTAAACTGGACATGGACATCATACACAACAAAAACAGGGTTCACAGTTTATATAGTAGTTATTATGCTTATGACATTTATCTATAATTCTATTGAGGTAAACGGGGACACGCTACAAGATGATTTATCTAATGGTTCTATGTATCTATTAGGTGTTCGCCCTACACAGTCAGCAAAAATCATTCGCAAAAAACTATTTAAAATCAACTTGATTGGTGCACCTGTATTAGCATTTATTGCAGGCTTGTCATTAGCAATTGCAGTATTTACACCAATTGACTTTGCGGCCTCAATCAATGGCTTATCTGTGTTAATTCTTGTTGGTGTCTCGCAAGAAGTTGTGTACCAAATTAAGGGACTAACACAAAAGACAAACTACAAGGAGTTATTCTAATGATTAGACATATTTTAATTATTTTGACATGTATAGTTAGTGTTGTATTGACAGTCGTTATTTTAATACAGACACCGAAACAGGAAAGTTTGAGTACGGCGTTTAACGGTGAAAAGGTTTATGTAAGTAGTCTGAATAAAACCTTAATTTACTTAACTTATGCTTTATTACTCTTACTATCTGTACTTCTAATTGCTCTTAAACTGATATAGTATTAGAGGAGTAATATGAAGAAAATAATCAGAAAACTATTAACACTGATTCTACTTGTCGTTCTTGGTTTTTCAACTTATCAACTGTATAAAGAGTTTCGTACAGGTCAGCAAGAAAAAGAGGCTTTAGAAGAAGTTCAGACAGTGGTAGATGTTAAGAACGGACAAGTCACATCAGCAATCACAAAAGATAAAGTATTGAAGTTAAAAGAAATCAATAGTGATATTATTGGTTATCTACAGTTTGATAGTGGCATTATCAGCGAGCCTGTTGTACAGACAAGCGATAATTTCTACTATCTTACTAGAGATGTAAATAAAGCATATAACGATTTTGGTACTGTATTTATGAATGATAAGAGCACTCTTGCAGACAAGAATCTTATTTTATACGGTCATTCAGGCAGTGCTTATCAATCGCAGAAGTTCTCGAATCTAAACGATATGGTAAATAACTACGATTATTACAGTAAAAATAGTAAGTTCAGACTATATACAGAGAATGATATTAGAGAATATGAAATCAGTTATGTTATTGCGAATAGCAACCCAGAAGCATTTAATCATCAAATTCAAAACTTCACAGAGCCAGAATTTAATGAATGGATTGCTTATGCGAAACAACACACAACAGTAACACCGATTCAGCAGATAGAATACAAGGATAACTTTATTACATTACAGACATGTTTGCACGGTGACGATAAAACAAAAGTTATCGTAATTGCAAAAGAGATTGGTAGAACAAACTACCAACAAGGAGAGTAATTTATGAAACCAAGTAATTTCTTTATCGGTTCACAAGAATGGGAATTGCAATTTATAAATTCAGACGAGATTTTAAAACTTGCAGAGATGGAAAGTACAGAAGATGAAAAAGTTGTGCTTCTAGGTTTGACATCTGCTTTCGAGTCTAAAATTTATCTGAACAGCGACTATCCATTAAAGATGAGTCTAACACTTAGCCATGAACTTATGCATGCATGTATCGCAACATATCAGTTGTCAAGAAGTATTGATACAACGAAGAAATGTTATTGCGAAGAAGATATCTGCAACTTCATGGAAATCTGCGGTGATGAATATACAAGATTACTCACAGAGTTAAGAAAGGTCGTGCGCCATGCCGTTAAAAAAGCAAAACACAGTAGAAAATAATAACAGTGATGATGTGGTAGAGAGTAGCAATACAGTAGAAAATGACAAAGAGGATATTAATGTTAGATACTTAACTACAAATACATATCCTGAATTGTCACCACAGTATTTAGCAACAGTCCAAAAGTTTATTCAAGACAAGGAAAGACGCTATTTTGGTTCACCAGGAAGTGGTTTATTTAATCAATTAGTAGACCCAAAGTATAAAGAGTTTGAAATCAATCGCAAGGCAGTAGAAGCAGGTGCCAAAGGCGAGTTGTCAACTTCTCTTATTTTAAGAAAGTGGATTGAAGATAAACCAACAGCAGTATTGATAGACTCTATTCACTTAAATCTTGGTGAAGAAGAAGAAACAAATGAGGTCGATGAAGAAGAAGGCTCTATCAATAGATTAGGTGATACAGACCACCTTCTAATCATCGGTGACACTATTATCATCATTGACAGTAAGAACTGGAAAGAAAAAACAACTTATTCAGTTGGAGAACAGGGCCAGATATTAAGAGGCAAGAACGAGTTTAGCGGTAGCAGGCCGCATATCGTTCAGTCTAAGTTTTTATGGAAAAAATACTATGATGGTGTAGACGTAAATGTAAATGCGTATATTTGTATCGCAAACCCTAATTCCTTTATCATGCGTGATAATATGTGGTGGGCACAAGGTTGGAAGAATTTTAAACTCGTCAATCAAGCAACACTTATCTACTTCTTAGATAAAGCGTGGAATGAAGATGGTTTAAAAGATATAGACTACATTCATATAGATGTAGTAGCAAAGGCAGTAAAAGGTATTCAAGAGCCTTATAATAAGTACAAGGCACAGTTCCCTACTTTTTATCAAATCTTGAACAAATAGAAAGGAGAGAAAATGAGTAAATTGTATCATATAACCGATAGAGGTCAGATTAAAGACTGTAATGCTAAAAACGGAAAATGTCCCTATCGTGCAAGTGAACACTTTACGGACATCAATAAGGCACAGGAATGCGTTGAAAGACTAATACATAGAGCATCAAAACAAAACACTTCTGTGGAACTAACCAAGCATAACTATTCAGATGATATTTTTAGAGCAAAGAACGTTGATAGACATTTACCCATTTATCGTGGTGAGTTAAATCGTATTATTAAAAAAGACTTTGAGAAATGGTATAAAAATAAAGTTCAAGATATGCAAGCAAAGCATATAGGCCAAATACCATCAAAAGACAAAATGCTTGAAGAATTTAAGCAGACAAGTAGTGCATATCAAAAAGCGCAATCACGAGTAAATCAATTAGAAAGTGCTGTGAACACTCTGCTATCACAGAGAGTACAAGCGATTGATTTTGCAAATAAGTTTGATGAAGATATTGTAGACTACTCATTCAGCAATGCCTCGTGTTCAGCGTATTTTGTTGTGAATAAGACACGCTTAGCAGATGTTAGAGAGTATTTAGAAAATAAGGGTTTCCATATTGATGAACGTAGATTTTTAGAATTTACAAAGGGTGAGAACTTTCTAATTCGCTTTAGTGACCATTACCCTAAAGCGTATTTGAGACGTAACGAAGAAAACGGTGAATTATTCGGGTATACTAACGCTTCCATGTGTATCATGTACAAAGATGAAGAGTTGCCTGGTAAGGCAACCAAGAACTTGCAGAACTATTTAGATACATGCAGATGGTAAAGGAGATTTATGGAACTTAAAATACATATACCAACCTATAAAAGAGCAAATAATTGTATTACAGTTGAACTATTACATAAACTCGGTATACGTAAGGATGAAATCTTTCTGCATGTATGGGACAAAGAAGTTGAAGGTTACAAAAGAACAGTTGGCGAGTATGCGACTGTTCTTCCTTTTCCCTTTCATAAGAAAACAGAGCACTTAAATTACATTCTTGAACATGCAGACTTTAAGAATGAGATAGTATTAACAATGGATGATGACATCAAGCGTTTATGTAAATTTTTACAACCAACGAAAGATAAACCATACGGTGCTGTTAAAGACATGCAGGCACGAGAAGATTTTATAGAGATGATAGAGCATTGTACTAACGTTGCAGAAGAAAATGGCTTAATCGCATGGAGTATTGTACCATCAACCAACAAACTTTTTATTGCTAATAAAACAAAAGGTGGTTTAGGACATAACTCCTATATTTCTGGAGCGCTATGCTGTTATCGTTCTAATATAGTCATGATAAAAGACAGTATCTTAGAAGATTTAGACTATGTTGTTGAATGTGCTGTAAAAGGTTATGACACAGCGTATATCGGTGGTTATTGCTATGAAAATCTCATGAATAAGAATGACGGTGGCTATCAGAGTATTCTTGCAAGCGAAGAACGTACAGAGCAGTGGCGACAGATGTGCAAAGCCTTGTCAGAAAAGTACATGTTCGTCAAATATCAAGAAACAGAAACAACATGGAAGAAATGGTGGCTGTGTAAGAGAGTGAAAGAATACTTACGCTTAAACAATATTACAGAGAAGTTCGTAGATAGCGATGGTTCTGTAGCAGAAAAAGACAATAACGGCTCATTCAGACCGTTTTTGTGATATATAACTCAAGAGTGAGGTAACAATCAATGGAAAATAATACAGTAGAAGAAAAGAAACAAGACAGCGATTTTGGTATCTATGTAGTATTGGGTATACTTGGTATTGTAGTATTACCTGCAATCATTATAGGTTATCTAGCGTTCTTTGTTCTGTTTAGAGTTTTACACTACAAAAACAGATTCAATGTTCCTGTAATTATTATTCCGTCAGTGATTGTTGCCTCTGTTTTATTTTTAGTGTTACCAAATACTCTTATTGGTAAATACATATTAGCGATGTGCATTCTTGGGCCTATAATTGGTGTTGTATTGTGTATCTACAAAGCATATTATCTAAAAAAACACCCTGAAATATTAATTAAAACAGGGCCATATCAGAACTTCGAGTACAGAGAGAACATCTTTGATAAATTAAAGAGAGACAAAATTAAAAATGAATTATCAGAAGGTGAGTTAAATTCAAGCGAAGCAATACCACTTGGTTCCCTTGCCGATAAAGTAGAACTTGAAAATGGTGATACATATAACGGTATAGAACCTGTATATCTCTATTATAAAGACGCATATAAAGGTACTTTTGTTCAAGGCACAACTGGTTCTGGTAAAACAATTACACTTTTGCAGATGATGAAGAATACAATTATGTCAGGTTATCCTCTGATTGTAATTGACTTTAAAAAGGGACAAAATATTGCTTACCATCTATCAAAATGGGCAAAGCAGAACAATCGAGAATTTTATCACTTTGTAAACGGCACAAGTAAAGGCGTATTAGCAAAATATCAAGCCTCTTATGACCCACTTGCGACAAAAGAAGGCCAGACAGACTTGGTACTCGGTATGAGAACATGGGATGCAGCCTCAGAAGTTTATAAAAATAGACAAATTAGTTTATTACAGACCATCTTCTTCTTATTAAACAATTTAGACGAGACAGATGTACCGAATTTCCCATGGAAAGAAGGTGGTATATCTCAATTCGTAGAAGCCCTACAGGTATCGAACCTGTTTGATTTGATATCTGCATACGCACGCAAGATTGACCCTAAGAACCCAGATAGAGCAATGGAGTTGAAGTTAAAAAGTTTAAAAGAGGTATATAACGATTTAACGTCACCGAAGAGTTTGCTCAAAGAGCAGTTAGATGGCTTGTCTGTAACGATGAAAAATCTAACCATGAGTTCTTACAGTAACAGTTTATATAAGGGTTCACATGGTGAACATCATATCGACTTGTCAAAGATTTGTATGGATGAAACAGGTCCTGTGGTGTTATTTCAGTTCTCACCTAACGCAGAGCCTGAATTTGCAAAATATATGGGTAGTATTATCGTTTCTGACATTAAACGAGCATTTGGTTATAAAGAATTGCTAGACAATAAATTACCATGTGGTATCTTTATGGACGAGTTCCAAACAGTTGATATTGACTTGATTGCTGATATTGTAGCGAAAGTTCGTTCAGCAAGTGGTTTCCCTGTTTTATCAGCACAATCTATTCTCCAGTTGGCCGCTAATACAGACTCTAACGCAGGCTACAAAATAGATGCTTTTGTCAGTGTCATCAACAATTTCTTAGTTCATAACGGCTCAACTGACGATGAAGCAGAACGCTTTAGTAAAATTCTAGGTAAGACCAACAAGATAACATATAAAGTTACAGAAGACGGAAACGGTGGTTTATTCAAACACAGTAAACAGTTGGTGAATAAATCAGAGAGTTTAGAGTATCGAGTTATGCCGAATAAATTCCAGAAATTATCAGCACCTACTTCATCTAACGGATATCGAGCAGAGTGCTACTTCGTTCAGAAATCAACGAATGAAAGACAATTCGCCAATCTCGGCTATGGCATTGCAAGAAAAGTCTTACTAGTACCGAATGCAGACGTTTTAGAGGCTGTTCCAGAGTCGTTTAAGAAATCAATGAATGAAAATACATCTAAACCTGCTCCAGTCGCTCCAACGCAACGGAAACAGCCGGTAGAAGAGGATAACAACTTCAAGATAGAACATTTTGCAGATGCGAATGAAAAACTAGATGAACAGAGATATAAAACACAAACACAGATTAAAAGAGAAAACAAACGAGAAGAATTAGAAAAGAAGGAAGTTGAAACATCTTTCGACCAATATCGTAAGAATAAATTTAGAAAGAAGGCAAAGTGATGGGTTTTAAGAAGAAAGTACAGGAAACACCGAAAAAAATAAATTTGCTAAACGAAGATGAAGAAGCAAAAGAATTTATCTTAAAAAAGCAGAAGAAGATTATCCCTATCGGTGGTAAAAAAGCAAGGGTAAAAGATAGAGATTTAGATGTCCGTAGAAACAAACTTGTAGGTATCTATATCTTAAGATTTATTATCTTGTTAGTAGTTGTTGCTGTTTTCGGTATTGCTATCAAGAATGCATTCTTTCCTGAAAATGTTTTTACGAAACAAGATATTCAGAATATGATTGTTGAGAATAGCGACAGCAAGGGCTTCCCAATTGATAAAGGTAGAGCATACGCACAAGAATACTTGTATAATTATTTAAACAACACAGATACAACAGCGTCTAAACAAATTATGGGTATTTTGAGCGGTAATAGCGATGGCAACGCTTCATTAGGCAAGCAGTTACCAGACCAAAAAATAAAGCAAGTACCAGCAGGTCAGCCAATTTTATTTAAAGAGCGTGTTATTAACGATTATAGTGCTGTATACGACTTTAGTGTTTATATGACTGATAAAGACGGTAATACAACCAAAGATAATGCAGAAGTGACAGGCACATGGAAGAGTTTTGAGTTGAACATCTACTATGATAAAAAGACACAGAAAGTAACACTTGTCGGCTCACCTGCTATTATTCCAACATACGCTATCGACTCTAGTTCGTCATTACCAAGAGAAGGCCTGTTAGGAAATGGGACTATTGACAATAGTATAGCGCCTAAGGTAGAGCCAACAATCATGGGCTTTATAAAAGCGTATGCAAAAGTAACACAAGACAGCCATGCTGAAATCGACCAGTATATTCCATCTAATGCACCTGTTGAGTTAATATCTGGCTTTGGTGGAACAGTAAGCGTTAAAGACAATAATAAGATTGCTTATAAGGTTTATGACACAGATACAGCAGGTGAATATAAAGTCGATACAAACATTACATGGCAAGACGCTGATGGAGTATCCTTCGCAGGAAGATATGTTGTTACGCTAAAAGAAACATCTGACGGCAAGTATCTTGTCACAAAGTTTGCGCCATATAGATTCGTAAAGGGGTAATATATGATTTTAGAAGAATACAGAGCAATCAGAGACAAACAGTTTGTGAAGATAGATAAAAAACTCACAAAAGCAAATAAAACAATCAGAGATATTAAACCAAAGAACTATATTACAACTGTACGTAGTAAAGATTTAGAGTTTGAGGTTACAGTGTCATTAACTAGACAAGTAAAGTTGATTCGATGGTTGAGCAAGCAGAATGGCACAGCCTATTGTGTTGATATTGACAAAGACAATGAATTAAATGAAATGTTTGCAACGAAGTATAAGGATGTGTTTATGAGCCTTTTAGATAAAGCGTTCAAACAACTAAATACCAATCTAAAAGTTGTATAATATATAGTGCAGTGGTATTAGCCATTGTAGAGAACAATACGCAAGATGCGAGAGGAGAAAATAAGCAATATGCGACAAATGGTAAACAATTTTGGTGTATTTAATACACCGACAAAAGGAGAGGTAATTGTTGAGTTCGTGTCAGCAGTACCTGTAGTAACAGAAGTAAAGAAATCATATAAGGTAGACATGAAGCCAGAGCATTTAGAGTTCGGTTTAACTGGTTATGTGTTTGCTGAATCAGAACTTGGCAAAGTATTCAAGAAGGCAGCCGAAGACGGTATTGTAATCTTGGCACGCTTTGAGAAGTCACGCAAGAAGGACATTGACATTAATATCCCTATTACAGAATTAACAAAAGATTTAAAGACAGCAAGAGATTCTATCAGTAAGTCATTTACAGGTATCTACAATGAAAATGAACATAAGTGGGTTATGCAGAGCGGTGCATTTCAGCCAAGTATGGACACACCTGAAATGCAAGAATGCGTTGAGAATGTTCTTGTCAATAATCACCCAAGGATTGATGTTGATAGTTTCTTTGATGAACCAAAGGCACCAACAATCAAGCCTGACACATTCGATAAATCACAGGTTCTTGCAACACTGTATTACACTTTAATTGATTATGAAAATAAGAGTGGTTTTGAATTAACAGAAGAACAGCGTAGAGCAGTTACAGTTAAGTTATTAAAACTATGTGATGAAATTCAAAAAGTTATTTTAGAGTCTGACCAAGTTGATTACCGTGATTACTCACATGTTAGAGCAAGATTCTTAGTATTTAGTTATGCTGAAAAGGTTGAACCAATTACACAAGAAACATTGCAAGATATTAACGGTTGGTTGACACGTTGTCTAACAAAATCAAAGTATATTGTTGAATGGACTAAGACTGTTTAAATTAACAGTCTTTTTTGAGATTTAAAATTAGTCCGAAAAGGGAAATTAGGAAGAATCCGTGTGACTTTTTTAGGTATGGAATAGGCGAAAATCTACGGGCTGATGGACCATACCTAATCAACCTAAAATGACGTTTAAAACCGTTCTCCTGAACATTTCGCCAGCACGCTGAAAGCATTGCGCCAGCACGTGAAAACATTTTAGATATATGTATTGACATATAATTAAGGTAATGATAAACTTAATATGTAAGTTGAAAGAGGTAGAGCGCTATGAAGAACACAAGTTTGAAAATCACAGCATTAGACAAGTTTAAATCAGCACGAACAAGACAGGAACGTGGTGGTATCGGTAATAGCGTTCATGGCGATATTAAGTACAACCGAAGAAAAAACAAAACTAACACACGTAAAGAAATCAAGGAGTGGGCATAATATGAACCTACAGGAAACAATTAGTAAAGCAGTAAAAGAAAATATTCCCCCTTATGTTATTTACTTTGCGCTTCAAAACGAGCCAGAGTTTTTAGGATTGTCAGAGAGTGTAGAGATTACAGACGATATTATTAAGATGATAAAAGTAGGGTATCAAATTGCAGAACCGTCAGAAGAAGATAAGGCATTAGTAAAAGAACTTCTTCAGGAAGAGAATAAATCAGTATATTCTACAGTATTAAGTTTTTATCTAAAGATTTTCTTTGAGGATGACACACAAGAACGAACTAATAATGTATTTTTCTACTTACTAGACAATCATGAGTAAATACGGACCAAGAAGTTTAATCACCTGGAACGCTTTTTGCAGTAGATATATTAGTTCGTATGATTTAGAGGGTATTTTGAGAAGATTAGACGGTTGTAAGGAACAGTGTCTTGAAAACAAAGACTTTGAATTAGCAAGAGATATTGACAAACTAAAGGCAATCGCCTCTAAGATGACAGAAGAATTTAAGAATCGAGAGAGGATACAATAATGGGGTCTATAATTGAGTTAAAGAATAAAATAGATATTGTCGATTACATTAAAAAAGACGGTATCGTTTTAAAACATAGTGGTGCAAACATCTATAAAGGTTTGTGTCCTTTTCACCATGAAAAAACTCCGTCATTCACAGTCTATCAAGACAGTGGCTCTTTCTATTGCTTTGGTTGTAAGACACATGGTGATATTATTGATTATGTAGCCAATCGTAACAGTTTAACAAGAATGCAAGCAATTCAATATTTAGCCAGTGAAAACAACTTTGAATTAGATATTAAAAATAATAAAGAAGATTTTAAGAAACAAAAACGACTTACTGAATTACTCACAAGAGTAGATGAGTATTTTAAATACAATTTTAAATGTTTAGAAGATAATCACCCAGCAAAACAACAAATCTTAAAGCGTGGTTTACCAGTTACAGAAGTTTACGGCTATTGTCCGTCTTCTGACGAGTTCAACAATTACTTTCAAAAGCAAGGTTACACACTTGAAGAACTAAGAGAAATAGGTGTCAATACAGATAATGATTTCTGCCGATTCAGCAACAGATTAGTATTCACAATCTGCAACATCTTCGGACAAGCAATCGGTTTTACAGGCAGACAGTTAGACAATAACCCAAAAGCGGGTAAGTATATCAATTCAGCAAACAGTGCTATTTTTGATAAATCAAGAGTGCTATATGGTATAGAACGTGCTAGATATAAAGCCAAAGACACAAAGACGATTATTCTTGTTGAAGGCCAATTTGACGTAGAAGCAATGCACAATGCGGGTTACACAAATACAGTAGCAGTAAGTGGTTCTGCATTCTCAAAAGAGCAAGAAAAACTAATTTTAAATGTAATTGGCAATGATGGCAAAATCATTCTAATGTTAGACGGTGATAATGCAGGTAAAAAAGCAATGAATCATATTTTTCAGAAGTTCCCAGAACTTCATAATATGTTATACATTGCAATCTTGCCAAATAGTCAAGACCCTTGTGAATTGTTACAGAATAAGGGTAAACTACCGAAACCTGTAGAGATTACTAAGTTCTACTATCAGTCGATTAAAAAGACATTCTTAAAAGATGATACACCTGAATGTAAAACAGAGTACGTACAGAAAATACAAGAATTGTTTACAGATTATATTGAAGATAAGGTTTTAAAGTACAATTATCTAAAGAAAGTTGCAAAAGATGTTGGTGTTGAGTATGGTGATTTAAAAATAAACCAGAAAAAACAATACACACATAAGACAGAAGAAAACATGAAGCCATCTATTAAGAGCGCATTGTTAGCATTGAAGTTATATTTAGATACACAAAACACAAACGAAATTAAAATCAATCCAAGAGATTTTAACGATGTTGCAATTATTAAATTTATTAAAGAACTTTACGATAATGGTATGATTGAAGTTGACGGGCTAGACAAAAAGAGGACTAATATTCTTGATAGAGATGTGTTATCAGAACAGTCACAAAAAGTATTGGATAAAATCAACGAACAAGAATATGATATCACTACAAACAAGATTTTTATTCAATCATATTATAAATCGTTGGTAGAGCAATCAAAGGCAGAAAGCATAAAGGAGAAATATTATGGAAGTAAGTAAAAAGGGTTTTAAGCAGTTAAAGGAAGTAATCGACAGTTACGAGGATATTCGATATGAGATTAGTGATATCATTGAGGCTGCCGGGTATGATGAAGAAGAAGATGGCGATTCAATCATTATTACAAAAGATGGGAACGAATTTGCTGTAATTGATTTAGCACAGTTGACAATTAATATCACACGAGATTGTGACTCACCAAAAGACACAGACGAGTTGACATTCCTGTTAGAGTTGTCAGAACAACTAGAAAATTTAGAAAGCCTGCTAGATGAAGATGTAGAATCAGAAACATACGAAACGGTAGAATGTGAACTTGTATCAGAAAAAGCGTTACATAATATCGCAAAACTCGAAAAGGGCAAACCAATGGGTATTCGAGAATTTATGAATACTATAAGCGAAGGTTTAACAACAGATGAACAAGTTGGTGTATTAGCGACATTTGATGTGTTAGACAATGTTTACCCTGTAGACATCTTAATGCGACATAACGCAGATATCATCGTTGCACCAGAAGAAAAGGATATCCCTTACTTCGTGTTTAACCCAATGCTTGGCGTATGGGTAGAGGATGACGATGATATGGCAGACATCTTAAAGACAGAGTACAAGAAAGCATGTGGCATGCCATTCACAATTAGTGTGGTTGATAACGATATCTCATGTCCCCATATTAGTGACGACCATTCAGAAGATATTGTATTAGATTTGTTCCGTTTTAAAGAAGAGTAAAATAAAAAGTAGGTATAATTAGCCTACTTTTTTAATATTTGGAAATCCTCTCTACTGGTTGCGTAAATGTCTCGTAAATCTCTATCAAGTTTTTTATCTTCGAGTTGAAGCCCAATAATGTAATTTTCCGTCATTTCTTTTGTTAGTGTGGATGGGAAGTATCCTGTTCGTTCGTATAGATGTTTTGGTTCGTAAAAACTATCTCGTTCGCCTGCTTTACATTGTTCTGCTACATGTTGTCTAAACTCTTCTGTATTGAAGTATCTGTAATACTCAATAACTTTATCAAATTTCTCTTTTATAGGTGCTTTTGTATGTGTAGCGAAATACTCCTTTAATTCAGGCACGTTTTGTTGTGCATCCATTACCACCTTAACATGAGCAATCCCAATCTCTGGTTCTTTTGCATTGACAATAGCAAAACTTCTATGATTTTGTAGGAATAATTTTGTTTCTCCTTCTGTAAGCCCGGCAGCCTGTAAAACATTCTCACACTGTAATTTTGATTGATAGTCGTCTTTATAATACCACAAAGTTGTATATGAATGAATCGTAGTATCACCAAGACGACCACCATCACCATATAAACCTCTATCTTTATGCATATAGTCATTATCTAGGAACTCAAACTTTTTCATCGTTTCAAAACAATCGTTCATTTCATTTAGGTAATTTTGAGCCTCTTTCAAATCAGTAAAATGTGGTGCGTTGCAGTATGGGCATGTTACTTGTGATTTTGCATGGCATTCCCTTATTTCATGTAACACTGGTGAGAAATGATATGTCTTTCTTTCAGCCATAGGTTCTCCTCTCTTAATTGATATATCAAAAGTTGTATAATATGATTAGAAAGGTAAAGCAAAAATGTTGTATAGAACACAAGATTTAAAGAATAAACGGGTCGAGCAACTAAAAGAAGAAGTTAGTAGAATGAAGAACAAGCCTGTTTTAAAAGTGTTGCTTGTAGGTAATGACCCAGCAAGTGTTACATACACCAACAACAAGCAGAAGTTAGCAGAATATGTTGGTATTAATGCTGAAACGATTCATATTACAGAGAATATTGAGCAATCAAACCTAAATCGTTATATAGAGTTGATTTCAAATAGTCCTGACGTTGATGGTGTATTGTTACAATTACCATTACCACAGCGTCTGAACGCTGACGAAGCATTACAATACATGAACCCTGAAAAAGACGTTGACGGTTTAACTCTCATTCAACAAGGCAGATTGTTTAGTTCTAAGGCTGATATGATACCTTGCACACCTAAAGGCATTCTATCTATCTTAAATGATTTAGGCTATAATGACCTGTCAGGTCTTGATATAACAGTTGTAGGGCGTTCTAAACTTGTTGGTATGCCGACTGCAAAGTTATGCCAGGATTTAGGTGCAACAGTAACAGTATGCCATAGTAAGACTGACAATCTAAGAGAACATACAAAACATGCAGACATTCTTATAGTTGCGGTTGGTAAGCCACAGATGATTGACAGCACTTATGTTTCAGATAAAACACAGATTGTCATTGATGTTGGTATCAATCGTGTAGATGGTAAATTATGTGGTGACTGTCAGACACAAGATATTGAAGATAAGTATGGTAAGACATGTATTATCACAGCAGTGCCTGGTGGTGTAGGCCCTATGACAGTTGTTTCGTTGCTTGAGAATACATTACAGTCAGCAAAGGGTAAATAAAATGTATATATTAGCATTAGATATCTCAACATCAACAACAGGCTACTCATTATGGCAAGATAAGAAGTTTATAATGAGCAGTTCAGTTCATAAAAAAGTTAAAAAGGGCGATACATGGATAGATAGAGTTACATTCATGGCGAAGGAAATCAAAGAAAAGACGAAAGACATCAAAATAGACTATATTGTAGTTGAGGATGCCTTTAGTCGTTTGAATGTGAATACACTTAAAAAACTATGTCTAGCACAAGGTTTAATTATAGGTGTAGTATCACAAGCAAATAGCAAACTTGTCATGGTGTATCCTAAAACATGGCAGAAATACTATGGTATCGCCAATTTAAAACGTGAACAGTTAAAAGAGTTCACGATAGAGCATAGTATCAAAATCACAAACCAAGAGTTAATGAGTGGCACAGACGATGAAGCAGACGCTATTCATATTGGCAATTGGTTTGTAAATCAAGAAAGGTTAGAAGATTAATGGAAGAAGTTAAGTATCTAGTAGATGAGTATGAATACTCATTTGCACAAGACAGTTTAGAAAACACGATTATCAACATCTACAACGGTAATAACAAAGAATTAAAACAGTATCAATTGTCAGAGATTTATGGAGTAACACCATCACATGTGCGTTTAGTACGTTATGCGTTAAGTCTTGCAGGGTTACTTGTTGATGAATACGGTGAACCAGTGCCAGCATTTGCAAACCTTGAAAACGAGGTTGATTACGTACTTGGTGCTATGTGTAACGGTGACAGTATTATTGAGATTGCCAATCAGTTGAATATTAGTACCACAACAGTTAGCAGAATTATTAATGCATGGAACTTAGTTCTCGAATGGCGTGGTGAAGCAGGCCATCGTAATGATATTCTTGAAACAATGGAAGAGCATGAGATGGGTACAGTCGCATTACCACGAGAAGAAGAGCAATTAGCGCTCACAGAATTATTTGAGGATAACCCTGTGCCAACAGTTGCTTTAAAGAGTGCAAGAGTACACAGACTAAAAGATGGCACTTATAGCAAGTCGTTTACATATAACCCACAAATCGCACAAGCAGAAGTTCAATTACATACTTACGATGAGTTGAATGATGTTATTAATAACTTTACACCTGAGGAAGTAGACCTTGATAACCATGGTATGCTGACGGAAGTTTTTGCATTATCAGATGTTCAATTAGGTAAAGCACATGAAACAGGTGGTGGTTCTAAAGAAACGATTGAGCGAGTATTGCAATCTGCATATAAGTTTAAGGAACGTATTTTACGCACTAAGCCAGTATCAGTCATTATCACAGACTTGGGTGATGGTATCGAAAATATCAACAACACACCACAGCAGTTATGTACAAACGATTTAGAGTTGTGTGAGCAGATTCGTTGCTTTAGACGTTTGATGTTAGAGGTTATTAAGATTATTGCTCCGTATGCTCCGAAGGTTTATGTCGCCTCGGTACCATCGAACCACGGGGAAGTCAGAAATGGTGGCCGTAAACCCACTGGAACACCAGAAAACGATTATGGTATTGAAATCAGTTTCCAACTTCAAGATATATGTGAAAACGCAGAGCAGGAATGTTTACGTAATATTATATTCGTTAGACCTGCTAATAAGCAATTAACAGCAGTTATCGACTTAGAGAATGGTTCGCAGATTGCGTTTAATCACGGTCATAAGTCAAGTGGTGGTATCGCAGGGCAAGAAGCATGGTGGAAGAACCAGTGCTTTGCTGAAATGCCAGGAAGTCATGCGAACATTATGGTAATGGGCCATTTCCACAATCATCAAGTTATGCAGACAGGTGGTAAGCGTTGGTTGATTAGTTGTGCGGCCTCTGAACCAAGTTCTGATTACTTTAATGCATTTACAGGAAAATCATCTGTACGAGGTGTTACAACCTTTGCAGTAAATGAAAAAGGTGTGCCAGTATTTATTGAAATTTTATAAGAGTGGTTAGTAACCACTCTTTTTGATATATTATACAGAGGTACAAATATGATTAGAAAAGACGATTTTGTGAATAGTATTAATGCACTCTTAATACAACAGGCACGTGACGAAGAAGTAAACAATGCACTAGATGTAATCTGTGGCAACGATTATTCAAGTTGTGTTGCAGATACATCAACGATTGCCACACAGGCTCTTATAGACCTGTTAAAAAGTTTAACCAATGATTTAGATGATTTTATCGACTGGTGGTTGTTTGAAGATGTGGAAAAGGAAGTAAAAGACGCTTTTGGTAACATTATTGAATTAGATACACCAGAGAAGTTGTACGATTTTCTGATGAGCAACTACAAGCAAGATTGAAATGTTGTATAATATAAAGTGCAAGGGTAAACCACTCTTGCTAGAAAACTAAGCATGCCAGAGAAAAGGGCATAGAAGGAGATTATTTTTTATGAGTCAAATCACACTACAAGCAAACCTAACAAACGATTTAGAATTACAGACATCACGTAACGGAAACTCTTATTGTAATTTAGTTCTTGCACAATCCTCACGTTATTTAGACGGTGAAGAATGGAAAGAAACAGGTTCCAAGTTCTGGAGAGTAACAATCTACGGTAAGCAAGCAGAGCAGTTATGTGCATGTTCTTTACCTAAGGGTACACGTTTAATCATTGTCGGTGACTTAAATGTTGAAGACCGTCCTGAATGGACAGACAAGACAGGCGTACAGCATGAAGCAACAACAGAAGTGTCTATTCGTGTTAAATCGGTTGCAGTTGAGTTATGTAATTGGTATGACATCAACGTTGTAAAGCATCAGCCATCAGCAACAACACAACCAGCAGTAACATCTGCTCCTAAGCGTACAGCAACAGCACCTAAGCAAGTTGCAACTAAGGCACCAGTCAAGGCACAGCCTGCAGAAGAAGATATCTTCGGTGCATTAGATGAAGATGACGCATTAGGCACAGATGACGCAGTTGACTTATGGGGCTAAAAACTAGAGGCTAATTAAAGCCTCTTTTTTCATGTCGGATATAGGCGTTTTCCGAGCGATTTAACTTTTAATGATATTATATTCATTTAAACCAATCAAACGTCTGGAATCGCCTATTACCGTTGTTCTACAGCATTCTAGTAGCAGACAGACAACAATCATTAAAAACTTGTGATTCTGATATATAAAATATAGATAAGGAGAAAGAAAGATGACAAAGGTTAAAGCATTGAATAAAGATGGTAAAATTACATGGTGTACCGCTAAAGTACCAGGACACGGCAACTGTAATCACCTTTTACATCAAAACAAAGGTGTTACAGACGCAGACTTCCAACAGGCTGCAGACGAGTATAACGAAGCGATGTCAAAACTAGTACATAGTAGTAATTTTGCAGATAGAATAGAGGCCGCTAGAGCAGGTTACGGACTACCTACTTTAGTAAACGATGAAGACTCTTTTGTTAGGGGAGCAGTAGCGGAGCAAGGCTACGGACTACCTACGTTGGTTAAAGACGAAAGTGCTTACGTTAAGGTAGCAGTTGCTAAAAAAGGATACGGTCTACCACGATTATCAAAAGACCCAGACTATCAGGTAAGACGAGAAGTGGCAAGACAAGGCTATAACCCACCAATGTTTGCAATCGACTATGACGAGGTTACAAGAAGCATTGCACAACAAAAGATAGCAGAAGAAAAAGACCCTAAGGTTAAAGAACAGTACAAAGAGCAACTTAACGGATATATTAATGGTACATTAGCACAGAAGTTGGCATGTGTTAACGCAGGAATAGGGATACAGAAACTTGTTGAAGACCCAAATAAATATGTCAGAGGCGAAGTCGCAATCCATGGTTACCTACCAGAAGTTCTCGCTTACGATAAAGACCCGCATGTCAGAAGTCAGGTTGCTTTAAGTAGGAACTGTCATGATATCCTAATGCATGATGAGGATGAACAGGTAAGAGCAACTGTTGCTTCTTGTTGTAATAAAGACATTTTAGCAAAGATGGCTGACGATGAAAGACCACTTGTAAGACAGTATGTCGCTATGAGAGGAGACATACTTGACAAAGAACATCTTGACAAGTTACTAAATGACAAAAATGCATATGTACGGCAGGCTGCACAAAGGGTAATCAATAAACAATAATTTTGAGACTAGAGAAATCTAGCCTTTTTTTGTAGATTTTTTCAAGTACAGAATTTGTCCGAAAACGGTTTCTAGGAAGAATCCGTGTGACTTTTTTAGGTTAAAAATAGGTGAAAATGAAGGGGATGATACACTATACAGATTCAAGCGGTTTTCCGCTTAAAACCGATTTGGCCACACTTCTTAAAACTGATATATTAAACACGAGCAGAAACGTAAAACTTGTATAATATTATATGTAACAAAAGCGAAAGGAACAAGTGAATGGCTAAGAAAAGAGAATTAACAAAAGAAAATAAGATTAAAGATTATAAAGCGTCAGACATTCAGTCATTAACTCCTATTCAACATTTAAGATTAAGATTAAATTTGACTTTCGGAGATGAACGTGGTTGCGAAGAGTATCCATACTCCACACAGAAAAATGTGGCGATTCGAGAAATCTGGGATAATGGCTTAGGTGAAGTTGCCATTGGCGTTGCAACACATTTAAGAGTAACATTCTACAAAGATGGTGTTGTGAAGATTGAGGACAATGGTCGTGGTATTCCTACAGATATTTCAAAAGACGCTTATGGGAAAGACGTGTCAGGTATCTTTAAAGCACTAGGTTTATTGCAATCAGGTTCAGCATTAAAAGGTGTTCAAAAGGGCAAATTTACAACATCACAGAATGGTGTAGGTGGTTCTAGTACAAACGGTACATCGGAGTGGTTTAAGGTAAGAGTTTTTAAAAACAACAAGATTTACGCTTTAGACTTTTTAGACTATGTGCCAGGCCTGTTTGACGACAAGGGAGCATTTAAACCTGCAAAGAATAATGCAGAAATTTATGTTACAAAAGATAACCGCTCTAAAGAAGAAAAGACGGAGTTCTCGCACGGTTCGTCTGTTGAGTTCAAGTTAAATGATAAATGGTTTATTGTACCATATCCATTTGATAAAGAAGATATTATCGCACGTATTAAAGGTGCGGCCTACTTATATCCTCACACAACAATGGAAGTATTGGATGAACAAGAAGATGGTTCATTTGACAAACAAATTTTTAATTCAGAAGATGGTATTAAGGAACTTGTTGATATTCAAGTTGGTAATAACATTACCGATATTATTTCAATCAGTGGCGAAACAGCGTTTAGAGAAAAAGGGCAAGGCAAACCAAATCCTGATATTCCTAAGAGCGCAACTGGTAGAACGTTATTAGATTTAATTAACAAAAACTACACAGACGGCGATTTGCTCAATGATGAAAGAGAATTGTATTATTCATTAGCATTTAACTATAACAGTGGTTATGATTATGTTTTAGATACATATTGTAATGACATTCGTACAACGTTGGGTGGCGTTCATGCACAAGCATTTGAAAAGGCATTAACAGACGCTTTAAATGAAAAATTCCGTTCAATGAAAAACGGTCTAAGCAAGAATGACAGTGATGTAATCACTAAAGATGTACAAGAAGGATTGACAGCAGTATTATCAATTAAGACTAATGTTCCACGTTTCGTAGGACAGGAAAAACAACTACTTGGTGGCAAAGAGTTACAGAAAGCACTGTATGAAGACATTCTAAGCCAATTAAGAGAGTGGCTAAACAAGGCTTCTAATCGTAATGATGTTGACATGGTTGCCAAGAAAGTCATTACAGCAATGAAGAATAGAACACGTATTCAAGAACAGCAGGAATTGAATCGTGCTAAGAATAGCGTCACACGTAGCGGTTTAATGCCTGTAAAATTGGTAGACTGTGAAATTACACATAGTCCAATTAGCGAAATTTACATTTCTGAGGGAGATTCAGCGGCCACCGGTTTAAAGGGTGCCAGAGATTCTCGTTATCAGGCAATTTTCCCTATTAGAGGTAAAATCTTAAATGTTTTAAAAGCGACATCAAAAGCAATTATGCAGAACGAAGAAACACAAAACATTATCCGTTGTATTGACGCAGGTGTTGGTTCTGACTTCAAGATTGAAAACATGCGTTATCACAAAATCATTATTGCAACCGACGCCGATGTCGATGGTTCAGCGATTGCAAACTTATTAGTTACTTGGTTCTGGGTGTTAATGCCAGATGTTATTAAGCAAGGCAGATTGTATCGTATGTTAACACCTCTATATGAAATCATTGTATCAAAGAGTGAAGTTTACTATTGTGTCAATGCAGATGAGAAGAAAGAGGTTGAGGCGAAACTTGCAAAAGAAAAGAAAACAATTAAAGAAATTAACCGTTTTAAGGGCTTGGGTGAAACCGATTCTGACGTGCTATTTGATACAGGTATGAACCCTGAAACAAGAAGAATGATTCAGGTAACAGTAGACGATATTGTGAAGGCTGAGGAAATCATCAACCTAATCTCTGGTGATGATACGGATGCACGTAAAGACTGGATAATGGCTAACCCATATAAGCCTGAAATTGTTGAGTATGAGGAAGAGGTGTAAGATATGACAAAAAAGAAAGTTACCGATTTTAATATAGACGAACTATTAGAGTCTGCGAGAGAACCAATTGTTTATAACATTGTAGATGCAATGAATGAGTGGGGTCTTGAATATGCATATGCTACACTTCTTGATAGAGCGCTGGTGTCAAACTATGATTTTGTAAAACCTGTACAGTTGAGAAGTATTTGGGGTATGTATAAATTAGGTTTACGACCAGACAAAAAGAATGTTAAAGAAGGACATGTAACATCATATATTATGACAAGATATCACCCTCATGCATCACAAGCAATTAAAGGGGTCGTTGATGGCTGGGCGCAGAAGTTTAATTCACGTGTTCCTCTAGTAAAGACAACAGGTCAGCCTGGCTTATTCGCAGGAGATACAGCACCAGCCGAACGTTATCTTGAAGTTGGTATGAACAAAGCGTGTTATGAACTTGTTAGAGATACGCAACAGCATGGATGTACATGGACCTATAATGAAAATGGTGATGAAATTGTGCCATTGTTCTTGCCTGTACGTTTTCCTGTTGGTATCATCAACGGTGTACAAGGTATTGCGACTGGTTTCGCATGCAATATTCCGCCACACAATCCAGATGAAGTTATGCAAGCATGTATTGCCTATTTGCAGGGCAAACTTGATAAACCTGAAAAGTTGTTAAAATATATTAAAGGACCTGACTTCCCAACTGGAGCAAGTATTGTCGGTACAGACGGTATCAAAGAGTACCTGTTAAATGGTAGCGGTAAATTTTTGGTTTACGGTAAGTATAATGTAGTTGAAAAGCCACACGGTAGAACGGAAATCGTCTTTACAGAATTACCTTATAATGTTTCAGTAGAACAGGTGATGTCTGACATTGCTCAAAAGAAGAATAATGGACTATTCGCTGAAATTTCTGAAATGAAAAACCTATCTGACAGAAAGCGTCAGACGGATAAGAGTGAAGTCCGTTTAACTCTGTATGTCAAAGCAGGCGCTAATATACCAAAGTTGATTGATAGTTTGTACAAGAATACACGCTGTATGGCTTCATTTTCTGTCAATACAACATTGATTGATAACTACGTACCTAGACAAAATGTTCCGGTGTTTGATATGATTAAGGGCTTCTGTAAGATGCGCCAAGATGTGATTCATTTAAGATATGGTTATCGTTTAAAACAGATTGAAAGAGATTTATATACACTTGATGGTTTGATGAAGGTTTTAGTTGATATTGATAAGGCTATCTACATTATCAGACATGCAGACAATTCAGATGTTGCTTGTAAGCAATTACAGAAAACGTTTAAAGTTGAAGAAAAGCAAGCAAATCAGATTTTAGCAATGCCTTTAAGACAGTTGACAAAAGCAGATGTTGTCGAAGCAGAAGCCAAGAAAAAGTCATTAGACGCAGAGGCAAAAGAAATCAATACAATACTGTCGGACGAAAAACTTGTAAACGAAGAGGTTATCAAAGAATTAAAAGAAACAGCAAGTATTATTACATCTAGCCGCAGAACTGAAATTGTTGGCATGTCATTGGAAGAATTAAAACAGCAACAAAAGGACATGGAGAAACAGCGTAAGTTATTAGCAAAGGGTGTTGAATGCCATGTCAATATTACAGGAGATAATATTTATAAGTCAATAGACCAAACAGATAAATCTAAGATTAAAGTACAGTCTGATGGTGACTTATTTGTAATCAATCAAGACGGTACATGTAAAGCATTAACAGTTGAACAGTTACCACTTGATACACCACAAAGCATTTCAACATTTACAAATGGTAAAGACATCGCTGGTATTACAACGGATATAGGCTATGAAACGCTTGTTGTTTCCGATAAAGGGAATATTAATTTATTTAAAAACAAGTTCAAGGAAGGCCTATTCTGCAAGTCTCCAGAGCAATCTATTATTTTTGCTAGACCTGTAACAGAGGAAGATAAGAAAACTAAGACTTTAATTGTTATCAGTAAACATGGCGAACTATTCAAGATGGATATTGATAAACTAAGAGCAGTTAATATTGGTTCAGGCCTAATCAACGGTACAAAACTAGAAGATATCGTATATGTAAATCTTGTAAACTCGACAGACATTATTAAGACAGAGTCAAAGAACGAAGTCAAATATACACCTGTTGAAGATTGTCCATCTAAGGGCCGTGGTGCTGGTGGTTATGTACTACATAAACTAAAGAAAGATGACGAAATCGTGTCATGCGATATTGTTCATAAACTATCAGATAATATTATATTAACAGATAGAGGCAAGGGCGGTGTTAAGAAACGATAAGAGTAGGGAGACCTACTCTTTTTTCTTGATATAGTGTGTATATGAAGTACTATATTTCAAGCAATAAAGTAATTAAAAAAGTTGATAATCAATCAGATAATATCGGTGCATACAAAAATATATTTTTTGATAGTTTTTCTGACGCCGGAGCATTTTTAAAAAATATTTATGGGACAAGTTATGATATGGCGGGTGTAAAATATTGTACACCTAATTTTGCATATATTCAGAAATGTAAAGAAGATTTAAAAAATCTTAGAACAAGATATGTAACGCTTGAAGATGAGTATAAGGAATATAACCTTGATATTGATAATTTTATTAACACAGAAGAGTGGGCAGAGCGTAAACGTTTAGCAAAAGAGTATTATCATAAAGAAGGTAAGTATTTGTTCTATCTCTTAGATTATAAAGATAAGAAGAAAAAGAACTTATTCATTTTCAATAAGAATAACTGTTTATTACCTACTTACGTTGGCTTTCATGGCGCACTAGTTAGAGATGTTTCAAAAGATGAAGAATTAAACAACATTAAGCAACAGATAAGAGATGTAAAAACGCAAGAACTTGAAGAACTTGAGAAAGGGTATCAAGATATGCTTGATAGTTTAGAGTTTGAGTATACACATGCACGCATGATGTACACACAACTAAATGAGAAATATAGAGAAAAAGACAAACGTAAGAATGATTTAAAAAATACAATCATTGAATACACATACAGGAAAGAATATTTGCAAGAACAAATCGTGTTAAATGAATTATGGTTATACTCAACAATAAATAATAGTGGTATTGTTATCAAAAATATTCAAGATTTGCAAATAAGCGATATAAATTATAGTAAAGAGAACGGCTATAATATTTATGTAATCGTTGATAATAAAGTGCGTAAGGTAAAATATGTAGGCAATGCTTATAATCGTATCGGCATTTTAGATGGATATAATCAATTCGTAAGATACGATACTAAAGTTTTAGTTGATGTTTATGCAGGCGGTGAGTCAATAGATTATTTAGACAACAGTTTAGATTTTATAGACAGAGAAGAACTGTTTTTAAAAAAAGAAACAAAATTAAACGATAGACTAGACAACTTCTACAATAAGAACGTTTTACGTTAAAATTTTAAGTTTAAAATTCTGCCGAAACGCAAAATTAGGAAGAATCCGTGTGACTTTTTTAGGCATGGAACAGGCGAAAAAGTAGAGGCTGATGGACCATACCTATTCAACCTAAAACAGCCGTTAAAACCGTTCTCCAGTGCAATTTAGAGGAACTACAATGAAAAATAAAATTGAAACAATCAAACAATTAACAGAGTATTTAGACAGCAAACAGGTCCAGTACATTTACAAGACGTTTAAAGATGGCACAATCAACCTTGTAACACATGAATACTGTTTAATTAGGGATAGTCTTAAATATGATGTCATCAAAGTCAAAAATCAAAAATTGATTCTAAGTACCATCAATCAAGAAAAAGCATGTGAATCTTTTGCAGAATTATTTTAGAAAGGAGTGTTAGACCATGAGACAGATAAGAGTTAAAAACGCCACTAAGTTGTTTACAGATGAAATGTTTATCTATGCAATTTCAGACATTTCATTTAACAAACCAATCAGAATCAAACTAATTGTATTTGGTTTGGTTTTGCTGATTATTTGGACTTTGCCACTAATTCTTATTTTTAGAATATTCAACCCACCTATGATGTTCTTATATTTTGGACCAGTAGCAGGTGGTGCTGTATTATTTTCAGGACCATACTTCGGTGGTAAAACATTTATTTCATGGTTAAAGTGCTTCCTAAGATATATGTTTAGTGCGAAGAAATATTATGATGGTGTTGGTAGAAAAACACTAACCAAAGCAAAGATAAATCATGTCTATGTTGTATCAAGAGAAAAAGATTATGAGAAACTTAGAAGCATGATTGAAAGCGAGGTACAGCATGAGTAATAACTTATATGGTCTATCAATGTACATAGGTGAAACAAAATATTCACCTAAAATGCCTGTCTTCTTTGACAGTAACTATCCTGCGTATATTAACAAGCCTCCTACAGCAGTTGTTACTGGTACGCTTGGTTCTGGCAAGACATTCTTTGGTTTAACAATAGCGGCCCAAAACAGTTTAGCAGGAAAAGTTGGTGTCATTCTTGACCCTAAGGGTGATTTTAGAAAACTTAAGGCTCTTTATGATAAAGGCATTATCAACAAGGTTAGTATATGGGATATTTCAGTTCATACAGATGAGCGTACAGGTAAACAATGTGTAGATAAAGATACAGTTGGAATGCTTGACCCAACATGCTTTACACCTTACGATGTACAGAACGCTCAATTAACACTTGATGTTATTAAAGACTTGTTAGGTGAAGATTTGAAAGACGAACAGGCAAGTATTATTTCAAACCTTGTCCGAGATGTATGTAAAGAACCAGCACCTAGTATGAAACGACTGATTGCCAAAATCGGTAGACATGAACTTGGTTCAGTGCGGTCGATAGCAACAAAACTAGAATTGTTATTCTCTAGCCCTACGGCACAGATTTTAATGTATGACAGACAGACAGAAAAGAAAACATTAAATATTAAAGATGGTGTTACAATTATAAACATGTCAGCATTAACATTACCCACACAAGGTAAGCCATTAAATGAGTGTACGTCAGAAGAAAAGATATCGCTTGTCATTATAACATTACTAAACAGATTAATTAGAGATATTATGTTTAACATGTCCGTTAGCATACCGAAGTTTTTAATGATAGACGAGGCGTGGTCCGTTGTATCTCTTCCATCAAGTCGCAATATGATTAAGGAAGTACTGCTAAAAGGACGTTCTCTTAACATGGCGTGTATCTTACTAACACAAGCAACATCTCATTTTGACCTAAGTGATGGTTCAGATTTGGATGCCGGTATCTTAATGCGTTTTGCATTTAGAAGTTATGACACAAAAGATAATGTTCTAACGTGCCAGAAAATGAGAATTGGCGAGTATCAACAATGGGCTGGAATGTTAGCAGAATTAGATAAAGGTGAATGTTTGATGTGTGATGCTTTTGGTAGACATGGTATTGTAAGAATAAGAGCAGATAAAGAATGGACAGAAATATTCAAGACAACACCAAGTATGTTTGAAAAAGATAAAAAGTGATATATTAAGTGAGATTCACTTCTTGTATAATATTATGTGAAGGAGAGAAACAGGATATGAATAAGTCAAAAATGTTATTTATCGGTCAGAAAGAACTGTATGATGTGTTTAGTAATTATAGTCCTGAACTATTAGACTTTCAGAAGTTTTATGGTAGTATTCAACAGATAGATAATGATATAAATGAAGATAACTTTGACCTTGATACATGTTGTTTTATTGTTTCATCTTCACTATTCCATACAGAAGAAAGTGACTTTACCGATTTTGTAGCAAGAATCAGCGATATGGTTGTTGTTAATATCTTGCTGATTGGTAACGATATAGAATATAAAGATGAAATTGAATATAAGGTTAGAGAACAACAAAAAGTAAATAATACAACAGGCTGCCCAGTTTATTTTATAAACTACGATGCAAATATGATGGACAACATAGAAAACTCTTTACACCAGTTTGTAAATGACAGTGTAATCAGTAGTGATGTTAAGGGTAATGTGTATAATGCGATTGAAAATTTTAACACAATCAATGCAGACGAAGAAGAAACAGAAGATGATGTAACAGAGGAAGATGTTGTTGAGAATAACAACAACACAGAAGAAGAACAAGAAGAGCCAGAGCAATCAACAAGAGGGAATGCAGAAATAATCACAGTAACTTCTTACAAAGGTGGCGTTGGCAAATCAACAAATGCATTACTGATTGCTTCAGGTATTAAGAAGTTTTATCCAAACAAAAAGGTATGTATTGTCGATTTAGATATTACAGGTGGCCAGCAGTATTTCTTGAATAATGCGCCAAGGGATGCAAAAACAGTCTTAAATATATTAGAAGCAGATACGATTACAGAAGATGTAGTGCTTGACACAATGTGGCACTCACCAGCATACGATGTAGATTTCTTATTTGCCCCTAAGAGTGCCAAGAATAATGAATACCTTACACCAGAGTTGTATAAGTCGATTTTGCTTATTTTAAGTAATCACTATGACGTTATTCTAATAGATACTAACGCAGGCAATGTTAGTGATATTACAGAGCAGGTAACATACCCTATGGCAGATAAGTTTGTAGTTGTTACAGAGCCTACAACGAACAGCCTTGCAATATGTGCGTCACTAATTAAACAGGAGTTGTCAAAATACAGTGGTAAGCCATATACAATCGTCAATCGTGTTTATAGCATTTCAGATAAAGGTTCCAAACTGATTGAACATGCATACGATGTAGACTCGATTGTTGGTATTATTCCTTTACGTTCTGATATTATTATCCCAACGTATGAAGAAGGAAGACTATTTGACGTGCTTGACAATCCGTTATTTGCAGAAGCATATAAAAACATTGTAGATACTTTAATGGGAGAAAAGAATGGTTAATTATATACTATTGTTTTCTCTCACACTTCTATCGTCTACAATGGGCAATGTTAAAAATATATTATTGATTAAGGGCAACAAAACAACACAGTATATTATCACCTGTATTGATGCTTTGATATATGTGTTCTTACTAAAATCAATCACATCAGATAATACAATTTATGCGATTCTAGCGTTTGTGTGTGGTAAAAGTTTTTCTATCACATTAACGGATATTATCATGTCGAGAATCAGTAAAACAGTATATCTCGCACATCTATACGAAAAGAAAGCAGAAACAGAAAAGATAATAGACTACTTAACTGTAAAAAACATTTCATTTACGATTTTTGAAGGTGACTATGTCAATGGTACAAGATACATGCTGACAATGCACCTAAATAAACAACAGACAAGTGATTTAAGGCACTTCCTTAGTGAAGATTTAAAAGTTCAGAATATAACAATGGACATATCGGAAGTTAAGGTAAGTGGACATATTGAGGATAAGGTTTAAAGAATATGAGAAAAGATTGGAAAAATAGACCGTATACTTTTAGCGGTGATGACACATTTTACGAATTTGACGGAAATGTAGAGGTTTATAAGACATGGGGCGATATCACAGTCGCCTCACCGAATAAGATTTTGGATATTAGAAATACTTACGATTTTGAAGTTCAGCAACAGATATTTCATTTCTTGTGGCTGTTACAGACAAGCAATTATGGGTTAGTACACTATTCAGATAAAAAACAAGTAGAACGAGTCGAAAAAGCAATTCAAAAGGGTATTAGCAAATACAACAAGGTTAATCAGCACAAGGTTGGTATGATTGCACTTGTTGACGATATCTATATGATGGGTGAAACACAAGAATACTTTTTGCCAAAAGCACAAATAGCACTCATTGAACAATTGACAAAAGACGCCATTGTTTTGATTGATAGCGAGTACCGACATTACAACTTAGATAAGATTGACCTATCTAAAGCAAGTGAAGTAAAAATTGTCGATAAGTACGATATGCCTCAATGCTTGAAACGAAAGATGAATGATTATAGACCGGTTTACATCTTAGGCGGTAGAGATTTGTTCAGGTGTGCATATCAGTATGTTACAGATTTATATATTACATACACAGATGTTATTCATAAACCTACATTGGAAAGTCATTTTTTCACAAAGATTAATTTAAACTTATTCAATATGGAAAGTACACACTCTATCAGAACGAAACAGGGTTTATTACAGCCAACACACTTTACAATTAAAAAAGGTATGCAACCACGATGGAAAGAAAACTCGTTTGATTGTAGATTTGACTAACCTACCTATTATGGTAGGTTTTTTGATATATAAGAAGAAAAGAGGAGTACACTATGGAGAGAAAGAAAGACTTTAAGATTCCTGCTGTAGGAATCGTTGATAATATAGTTGTTACAAAAGACGAAACTTGGGCTTATTACATTATTGCGGAACATCCTTACTTATTTTTAGACTTGCAGGGTAGATGTGACTTTTTTGCACAGACGATTTCATCTTTAGGTGAATTAGCAAGAAGTGGTAACAAAGTAGTTGACTGTCATTTGCTAATATCTAATCAGGAAATCAATCCAGAGCCATGGGGTAATAATATGATAAATACATTTTATCGTATTAACCAAGATGGTACAGCACGTCAGCGCTTCCAAAACTACATTCAAAAACAAGTGATTGAACTAGAGGATGAGGGCTATTTCCAGAGAAAGATTTTGCTTGGTATCAAATTAACAAATCGCTTATCTGTTCAGGATGCAATTAAAAACCCATTAGAGTATGGTTTTAATGATTTGTTTACATCTCTATATTCAGCGTTGAAAAAGGCTCTTTTCTTTAAGGAAGTTGAAATCTCACAACAAGAGGTCGATACAATGAAACAAATCGAAGAGGCGACATTTTCTCAATTAACTGGTGGTATTTTAGAAGCAAAACGTCCAACATCAGAGGAATTACTACTTGCAATCAAACGTAGATTGTATCCAGCAATGCCTACACCTTATCTTGAAACTGACTATCAGAACAGACTTAATCATTATGATATTGTCTATGAAACAGGTGCAGAGATTGAAGAGACACCTAGATATGTGAAAATCACGCAAAACCATAGTGGTGTAGATTTTACAGGCTACAGAGCAACCTTAAGTTTTAGTAAATTTCCTAAAGACTTAGTTTTCCCATCTGCTACTCCACCATTTTACAATCGTGAAGTCATCTTGCCATTTACTGTGAACGCAAGATTCCAAATGATACCAACACTTAAGATGAAGCAACGTCTTGAAAAGAGTGAAAAGGACTTAAAGGACGAAGTTGAAAACCTAAGCACATCTGGTCAAAGAGTATCAGTAGCAATCGTTAAGAAAGAGCAAGAACGTCAGATGGTAGAACACGACCTTGAAGAAGATAGTTTACCATGGTTAATTGGTTCTTATAGATTAACAATCGAAGCGCAGACACCGGAGCAGTTGAAGGAGTTTATTGCATATATTAAACTTGAATACTCAAACAGCGAATTTACATTAAGATGGACAAATGGAGACCAACTTGAACTACTAGAAGAAGAGTTTCCTGGCGGTAAATTGAAGATTAACGATTTCAGCCAGACAACAAACTTGGCATTATTAGGTTTATCTGGTTTTAACATAGGAATTGGTGATGTAGGAGACCCTATTCCATCACTAAACGGAAAGGTAGAGAAATTGTAGTATGAAAAAGATGATTACAAAAGCGATATCAACGCTTGCATTAGTAATAGTAGTTCTTGCAGTCGTTGTCGGCTTTATTCAATTAAATAATATCCGCACATTTGGTGATTTCATTCATTACGGAAGAGCAAAAGGTGCAGAGTGGAGTGAATGTATCAATCAGTCCATTGCCGAACAGCAGTTAAAATGTAATCTTGGCTTAAAAGTAGGTAATTACATTGAATCTCAAGAGCATGCAGATAATATTAACAATGAATATGGCACACATCTTGTTTATGAGAATACAACAGCAAACGATATCAACAACGATTTAGGCATTGGCGTTGATTCCACGTATGATTCCAGTCTTAAAACGATGTCTGCTACTAAAATGACAAAAGAGGCTGCGGAACGACTATTGGATTCAATCCAGACCGTAGATAAATATAATGAGAATGTACGATATAACAGAAAAGACTGGAAACACTGGTCAGCACAGAATGGTAACACTTGTTGGAACACGAGAGAACAAGCGTTATACAATCAAGGTAAAGACGTTGTGCTTTTAGACAAAAACAAAAAAGAAACAACAGATATTAACAAAGCATGCTCTATTAAATCAGGTACATGGGTTGACCCTTATTCAGGTGAAACATTTACAAAACCAGGCGACTTAGATGTAGACCATACAGTTCCATTAAATGCGGCCGCTAAGATGGGCGCAGATTCATGGTCACCAGAACAAAAAGAGATTTTTGCCAATGACCTTGAACATGTTTTAGTTGTAACGAGTGCAAAACAAAACAGAGCAAAGGGTGCTAAGACACCTAGTGAGTGGATGCCTGAAAAAGAAGAGGCACATTGTGATTATGCGAAGATTTATATTGAAATCGTAAATAAATATAAATTAAACTTAACACAGGCTGATAAAGACGCATTAGCAAAGGCATTAACAACATGTAAGGTTTAGGTGATAAAATTGAAAACAATTACACAAGAAGATATAGACGCTTTAAAACTTGAAAACAAACGCAATATTCTTGCAGGTATCGGTCAGCAGAACTTAATCAAGTTGTTTCAGAACCAACCTAAGTTTAAGCCTGTTGAGCCTAAAAAACTTGCATTAGACCAACAGGTTGCAATCACTCTATCAGAGGATGAAAAAGAGCGTTTAATCAATGATAGGGATAAGATTCAAGAATTAGGAAAACTACCAAGCATATCTAGTTATATAAGAAAGAAGATTGTGTTGCCTTTAGATATCGAAGAGTGGAGAGGTCTGGCAGAGCAAGGCTTAAAAGACTTGAACAACAGCGACACAGAATCGAAGTCTTTAAGTAAACAAAAACTAAAACTTATTAACGCTATTGACTTGCTAGACGATATAACCAATGTTGATAAAGATATTCAAGAAGTCGAAAAGTTAAAACAAGAATTACAACAAGTGGAAGAACGCTTGTCATTGTTAAAATCAACAAAACAAGAAAAGCGTATATATAAATTAACAGGTAATATTACATTTAACGAAGCAAATTTCGTCAGATGGCGTGCGGCGAGATTATCTATACCCGTTGCAGATTTTATCAGATTCACGTTATTTGATTATCAACCAACGATTGACGACAACCACATGTCAGTTGATGCTAGAAAACGCTTTTATATTTCAATCTTAGATGTCTGTGATAATGGTTGGGGCAAACCTCCAGTTGTGAACGAATGCCCTAATTGTGCAAGATATTTAGCAGATATTAAGAGATTACAACAACAAATAGAATATTTACAAAAAGAGTTAGAAAGGAGATAGTTTATGTTTAAAAAGATAAAGGTGATTGTATTTTCGATAATTGCAGTAGTAACATGTATTGTCTCCTTATCGTCTGTTCAGAGTTTCGCATGGGCAAATCTATGTAGTAGTACAGGTTCAGCAAACATGGCTAAGACCAGAACACCAGATGTAATATCGTTACAGTCAGCACAAAGCCCTCTAAAAGATGTTACCAACAGAAAATTTACAGGTGTTGAGTTATTTGGGCAATCAGTAAATTATTCCGTTGTAAATGGTGATAGAGATGATAACGACTGGTTAAGAGCAAACAGAACATCTGTTATTGATATCTTACAAGCAGAGTCAAACCCTAACCAAGAAGCAATCGACAGAGTGAAAGCAACAGGTCAGAGTTTAGCATGTATTACTGGTGGAGCATTAACAAGCATACAATCAACATTCTTAGGTATTACCAAATTTTTTGCAAAAGTCACCGCAGATGTCGTACAGATATTCTTTGATAATACATTAATTTGTGATGGCTCTGGTAGTCATTGTTATATTGATTTATTAAAAATTAGTGCAGGCACAGAGAATGGTAACGGTGGTATCATGGGGCAACTCTCACGAGGTGTATTTATGCCTTTAACTGTGATGGCATTTGTCTTTACAGCACTATGGTTACTATATACAGCCCTTTGGAAAGGTGAACTACGCAAAGGTTTAGGTGGCCTAGTATGGGCGATAGGCTCATTTATCGTTGGTATCTTCATTATGATAGCACCTATTCAAGTTGCTAAAATACCTCAAACAGGCGTAAACATGATTAGTACATGCGTATTTAACACATTAACTGGTGGTACTTGTCTTGATACCGGCACACATACACAAGAACAACAAAAAGACCAGTTCTGTACAGCATACGGAAACACCACCGATTCTAATAATCTGAATCAGATGGCAATCAATACTCTTTCATGTAACATTATTAAGAGTATTGCGATTGACAGATGGGCTGAACAACAGTTTGGTAGAACATTTAATGAATTATATACCATGAATGCACCAGATGGTTATGCAGTTATTCCACCTGAAAATCTTGCTGGTAAGCCTGAGGACTATTGTGTAAACATGTTCTCTAATAAGTCAGCGACAGATATGATACAGGAAAATGTAACAGGTGGCAAATCTACATTCTCTAATGGTAACGGTAATGCTAAAGTATGTAATATTGCGGCCGCATATCTTGCCAACGCTACAATAGGTGACTTTGGGCAAACTAGTGCATTAACACAAGAATACGAGGCCAAAGATTCACGTATCGTTACAGGTCAGTCTTATGTAATGGCAACGCTTGCAAAGAATGAAGATATGTGGAACGCTATGGTAGGTAACAATCGAGATTTTATCGGCTTATTTGCTGTATTATCATCTGTGATTACAGCGGCCATCTTCTTACCAATCACATTAAGCGGTTTAGCATTTAAGTTCATTTCAATGATTACAATTATTCTTGCCCCAGTATTTATCTTATTTAGTATTCACCCGGGCAAGGGTAAAAAGATATTCTTAGGATGGCTACAAGGTTTCTTATCAGCCCTTATGAAATATTTTGCCGTCGGTCTATTATTAGTCGTGATGGTGAATATATATGGTTCTGTCTTTGCTAACCTAAACGGTATGATGCTATTGATTGTATCAATGGTATTAGCATTAGTATTCTTAAGTTATCGTAAAGATATTGTTGAACTACTAGGCAAGATTGACTTAGGTGGAACACAATTAAGCAATGCTTTAGGTGACAGATTAGATAAGATTAAAGAGAAGGCTAAAGACTATAGTACAGCAACTCTCGCAGGTGGTGCCGCAGGTATCGTTACTGGTCAAGGCTTTGCTCACGGCGCAGTCGAAGGATTTACTATGCAAGCAAGTAGAGGTAGTGGCTTAATTGCCTCTGGTGTAAGAACAACAAGACGCTTGAACAATGAAGCGAACTCAATCATTGACAGGGCAGAGAAGGCACGAGTCGAGGCAGATAGAAACGCAGAAAACAGAAACTTCTTGAACAATATGAATAAAGACAACCTTGTGAACAATGGTGCTTATGATGATAATGCGAATAAGAGCCATGTTATGAACAGTCTTACAACCGAAGAAAATCGACTAGAAGAGAGTGGTACAACAACAGGCGCCAACCACATGATGGACGAGTTAAAAGACGAAGTCAATAGAATGTCTCCTGAAGAAGTTAAAAAACAAACACAAGATATCAATAGACGCCAAGAAATGATTAGGACATTAGATGACGACATTAGTAAAGGCCGTGGAACAAAGACGTTTATTGATAACCGTGCTAAACAGGCAGAAACAAATATCAACGAGCACGCAAGCACAATTCAGAATACCTTTGAAAGAGATAAGTTTGTCAGAGAGAACAGAGCAAAACTGAACAAATACAAAGAAACTATGACAAACTCCATATCCGTTGATAAAGGTGTTATTAAACGCTTTGACACAAAGAAGATTGCCGAGCAAGAAAAGCAGTTCGATTTTAAAAAGAGCAACACGGAAAATAAAAAGGAAGAGGCTTAGAACACTCTTCCTTTTCTTTTGTGATAAAATACTCATTAATTTTCATTAAATGTTAGGAAATGCCTATTACCGTTGTCTACCAGCGTTTCATGAGATATTAACAGGTTTATATTTTTATATTAACTTTTTAGTTGTCTTATATTAACATTTTTATGACTTTATATTAACTCTATGTGAATGTTAACCGTTTATACAAATTTGTCAGGAGAACGGTTTTAAGCCGTGTTTTAGGTTGAGGATGTATAGTATATCATCCCCTTCGTTTTTAGGTGTTTTTAACCTAAAAAAGTCACACGGATTCTTCCTAAAAACCGTTTTCGGTTTAATTTAAAACTTAAATAAATCAGTATTCTGCACTCAAAACTATATACTTTTAGTCGCAACCCATAAAACCGATATAAAATTGTATAATAATACTATAGAGAGGTAAAAATACAAAATAATGAAAAAATTATTTACAACGATTTTAATGACGGCATGTTTAGTTGGCTGTTCTAAACCAGTCCAAGAGCAGAAACTTGACGAGCCAACAATTCCTACATCTTTCTATGTTTCAACAGATACAGGAAAGATTGTAAAGGAAGATGAAGTAAAAGACAAAATGGTAATTGACTGGTACTATGACGGAGCATGTGGTTCATGCCAATACATCGACACTGAATTGGCAGATTCATACACCGACACGCTAACAGAGGGAAAAATAGTAAAATATACACCAACAGCGTTTATCGGACAGTCAGAAGATTCATACTCTGCACAATATGCAGGTTATCAATTAGCAATTAATGAGGTTGACCCTGCACACGGCGTAGCATTTATGAATAAAATGCTTAACTACTTAGATACAACTATTGACAGAAAGAACTTTACAGAAGATACATTCAAGTCCAAATACTTATCAATCGACGGAACAAATGAAGATTTATATAACCAAATCGCAAGCAAAAAAGACGATTATGTAAAAGCAGTTGTTAAAAACTCACAAGAATTGTTACACTCAAAAGAGTTGGCAGATAAGATTCCTGAAGGAACAAGTAACCTATATATTCCATTCATCGTGCCTGGCCATGCAGAAAAGGGAATTACATTTAATAACATCGAAACAGAAGAAGATATGAAGAATTTGTTAAAGAACACAATCACAGAGCAAGTCGAAAAAGACAAGCAATGGGAAGAGCAACAAGCAGAAAAGACGGCTCAAGAAGAACAGACGAGAGCAGAAGCAGAAAAGAAAAACCAACAACTATTAACAGTTGCCGGTATATTAGTTACTATCACAGTCGTAGGTATTTCCATTATTGTGTTAAAAAATAAAAAATAAGAACTAGAAACTAATCTAGTTCTTTTCTTTTTGGTTATTAGCAACCAGACGCTTCAGTTGTTGTATATGCTGGCTGGTCCTCTACCCATACGTTATCATATTCAGCGGGAACATATTCAGTATCTACCTGTACTCGCTGTACGGCATAATTTGTGTCTTCATCCTGGTTATAAAACTCATCTAATGTATTATACACTCGACCAGTCTTACCCCCTACCAACTTTTCTGCATAGATAGGTTTGTTGTATGCAGGCATAATTTCACGCTGTTCGTAATGACCTACTGCTGGGTGATTAACCGTAGTATAGGTAGGTACACATGGAGTAGGTGCCGGATTTGTTGCTGTAGTAGACTGACTATTTGTAGGAGTATCATTCTTAGGAGCAACAGAAGTTGTGTTTTCAGTAGATGTAGGTGTTTCTTCTGTCTTAGTTTCAGCCTTCTTGTCATCAGCCTTTACATCTTCCTTCTTATCAGAAGTCTTAGTTTCGTTCTTTTTATCGGTATTTTTATCGTTTTTTACTTCATTCTTCTTGTCTTCCTTAGTGGAAACCTCAGAAGTCTTTTCAGTAGTTGTCTTAACAGCAGACTTCTTATTTGATAAAACGTATGCAAATACACCGACTAGTACAAGTAATAATACTACAACGATTAACTTTTTCTTATGGTTTAAAATATTTTTTAACATAGCAATATGCCCTCCGTATTTTATTTACATATTCATTATACTACATAAAAAATAAAAGTCAAGTGTTTTTATTGAAATTTTTACTATTTTTAAAAAAATAAATAAAAAAGGATAGATTTTACTCTATCCCTTTAGCATTTGTTACTTGTTTTTGTTCTTTTTAAGTAATACAACACTTAATGCAATACCTGCGACAATCAATACGCCAGCATACACTAACATATTAGACTGAATACCAGTAGGCGGAACTTTGTCATCAAGAACTGTAATAGAAATCTGGTCTACACCTAACTTGTCATTGCCTGTTCTCTTAACTGGATATTTTTCAGTAGATAATGTATATCCTTCAGGAGCCTTAGTTTCCATTACATACATTTCATTATCTTGGTCATATGCGAGTTTGAAAGTAACCTTACCGTTTTCGTCTGTAATTCCAACAGCGTCCTTACCGTTCTTGTCCTTAGCAATAGTACCATCTGCATTGAATACTGTAATTTCTGCACCCTTAAGTACCCTGCTTGTATTGTCTTTATCAGCCTTTACAATAGACACTTCTAAGTCCATACTAACTGTTACAGTCTGTTCAGTATCTAAGATTTTTGCATGGTGTCCTACTAATAAGTCACCTTGTTCCATCTTTTCAAATGCAACAATCTTTTGACCTGCATACTTAGATGGGTTAATCTTAAATTCTACCTGAACTTCTCCGTCTGGAGTTGTTGGTGTAAATGTAACGCTTGAGGTAATTACATCTCCATTATCATTCTTTACACGTTCAAACAATTCTGAAGGAGTTGCAATTAGTTCTTCAACAGTCTTACCGATTGGTTTAATTGCCAGTTCACCAGTCACTGTGTATTCTTTACCAACTACTAAGTGCTTGTACTTAACAGTATCAACGATTGTTTGTTCTGTCTTACTACCATCAAGAACATTCTTTTGAGTTTCTTTCTCAACTGCCTTTGTATGCATCTTCACTTCATTAACTGTGATTGTCGCACCAATAGTGTTGATTTCTGTTTCATCTGAAATCTCAAAATCTGTATACTGGTTAATCAAGTATCCTTCTGGAGCCTTAACCTCAACCAACTTATACTTACCTGACTGTAAAGCATCCACAGCAGAAGTGTACTGACCTAAACTATCTGTAACAATAGTTTCCGCAGATTCTTCGCCTGCCTTGATAATTTCAGAAGTACCATCCTTATGAATATACTTAACATCGAAGTCGTTAGCATTTAAAATCTTAAATTCAGCAACGCCGATAGGCTCATTAGTTTCTTCATCAATCTTTTTGATTTCAAAACCACTACGCTTAACGCCTTCACTAATTGTATACTCATTACCACCAACAACACCTGGTATATGCTCGAAGTTTTCTGAAATGTTAAATAGAGCAACGCCGTCAGAAATCTCTGTTCCATCTGTTGTATTTAAAGTCTTATTCTTTAAAGTATAGCCCTTAGGAGCCTTAGTTTCCTCAACTGTTACTGTACCTAAAGGTAAAGTAGGGAATCCTGCTTGTGTCAAATAGAAGTCATCTCCTGATACTTTCCACTCATCACGTAAACCAGTAATGTACTTACCACTAGCATTCTTAACTGTCTTGATAACCCAAGTACGAGTAGGTGTCTCAGGAAGAGTCTCCTTAGTGTACTGACCTGCGTAGAACTTAACTGTAAATTCAGCACCCTCAAGTGATGCAGGGTTTTCAACCAAATCTTCTGAAATCTTAGTTAATTTAATAGCAACAGGGTCATTCATAGGTTCTTCATAAGAAGTGACTAACCAACTATCTTTCTTATAAGGAGAAACAACATGTACCTCAGGGTCTAACTTATAACCCTTAGGAGCCTTAGTTTCTTTTACATATAAATAAGGATTAGCAGAATCAAATGGAATCTCATTAGGTGCTGTAACATTTCCTTGAGGGTCTGTAGTAAGTGTCATTAATGGTGCATCGCTTAAATCTTGTTTACGATGTACTTCATATACTGCTCCACTTAAATCCTGTGCATAGCACTCATTTCCCTTTACAACGTCAGGTAACGTACTAACCTTCTTAACACTTAAAACAATATTAGAAATAGTTGGCTCACCTTCAGCAACTGCCCATACAATCATAGTTAGGTTAGTATCTGCTGCCTTAGCAACACCATACTGCTCTAACCAATCTCTCCAGTTAGTACCGTTAGCACCATCGCCATTGTTATAAGTAGTAGACCAACCTGTGTTATCAGGTAGTTCATCTACTGTACCAGGACGTGTTCCTGCAAGACGCATAACATTTGCTTTTGAGTCATAAGCGGCCTGCATATTGTCGCCACCGTCCCAATAAATACTTGTGACGCCGACAATTCTTGCACGGCCTGTAGCGGAACGGGCTTGTGCATCTGCAAGTGCTTCACGTGCAGCCTGCTGATAAATCTCTAAATACGGGCGTGTTCCACCATAAGCATTAGGATTCATTGTCTTACCAAGCATGCCTTCAATACGAGCCTGCATGTTGTTCATAGACGCTTCGCCCCAACCTTGAGCAGGTTCTCCATCAGCACCCCACTGGTCAAACCATACTGTATAGCCTGGATTGTCGCCCGTTACTTGGCCACCACCAGAACCACCTGAGCCTGAACCACCATTCGCTGATACTGACTGCAACACACCACCTGCAAGGGTTAATACTGTAAATGCAGATAGTGCAAAAGCCGTAATCTTTTTACTTAAATTTTTAAAATTCATAATCTTTCCTTTCTGTAATTAGGGTAATCTATACTACCCATAAATATTTTCTATTTACGCACAATATATCAGTTTTACCCCTATATTTATATTATACAAGAATATCTCCACACCAGAACACCGGTCATATAAGTTAATAAAAAAATAAAAAACTAGACAAAAATCATCTAGTTCCTTTATTCAACAGATAATCAAAATAAGATTGGTCTGGGGCATGACTACGAGCCTCTTCGTAGGTTATCAAGTCATTACGATATAAAGCAATTAGTTTATGCTCCATTGTTTCTTGATTATCTTCTTGCATTTTACGCACTTCGCCAATTCTATCTTCTTGAATAAGTTTTCTAGTCTCATAGGTAATCGGTAATATTTCCCTAACAGGAAAACGCTTGGTTCCTTCTTTATTTTTAACCAGTACCTGATTAATAATACATCTTAAATTATCACCTAGAGTACTTAACACTCTCAACTGTTCATTACCTTCATACAGATTTCTAATACGATTTAATGTAACCACATTATTAACTGTATGAATTGTTGATACCGCCAAATGTCCTGTTTCAGACGCTCTTAATAACTCATCAACTTCATCTCTATCACGTACCTCACCAATCATTATAATATTCGGAGCCGAACGCATAGCACTTGTTAAACCACTGCCAAACGTTCTACAATCATCAGGGACACTTCTTTGAATAACAGCACCTTTACCATCGTCAGGATAAATATACTCAATCGGTTTTTCGATAGTAATAATTTTCTTTGCCTCGTCAATTTGAATATCTCGAATAATAGAAGCAAGTGTACTAGATTTACCAGAACCAGTAGCACCACATACTAAAATAACACCTGTACTATTATCAAAATAACTTCTTAACTCTCTATTAACACCAGCCTCTGACAAACTAAAAATCTTATCATTAATTGCTCTAAAAGTCATCTGCGTATAACCAAAAGTACGCCCCATATTTACTCTAAATCTTCTACCTTGATATGGACCTCTAACAATCGTATAACTGCCATCGAACTCAAAATCTCTTGCATAGTAACCACGATTTTCATGTGTTAAAATATCCGTAACAAGTATTTCCATAATTTCACCATCAACAATGGGAAAATCTTTACATTTCACAATATCACCTAAAACGGAATAAGCAATCTCGTGGTCAGGTACCAAGTGAACATCACTGGCACCAATTACTAAACCATAACTCAAAACTAAATCAAGATTTAAGTTACCAACCCAACCACTTAACGTATAATCGTCACCTAGTTCGTCATAAGCAAACGGACACTCTTCAAATTCTCTTTTTAAATTAAACAATTCATCATTTCTTTTTAAAGGCATAACTTAAATACTCCATTTATTTTCATTAATATCTACTAGTCCGTTTTTGTTTATCATCGGTACAATATCAAAGCGTGTAAAGCCAATAATAGATGCACATTTCTTAACACGTTCAGCAATAGTCTTATCACTTGTTACATAGATTACCTTACCATAAACTCGACTATCAGTCTTGTACATACCCAACTTACGGATATATTCCTCTTCTGATTTCATCGACTTTTCAACTTCGATTGCAATAGAATTAGGACTACCATCCGCATTACGTTCACGTCTAACCACGATATCAGGCAACACATATTCCTGCCCAATACCATCATACATCAGCATATATAAATACTCATCACCAAGTTTAAATTCAGGACTATCAGAAGCAGGACGACCATTATTTTCCCAAGCACGCCAAGCCGTTTCCCAAGCATTACGAACAATCTTACATGATTCACCTTTATAGTTATCTTTAGTCCATACAGAACCTCTAAGTTCATATAACTTTTTACTATAAGATGTAAAAATATCCGTTTCAGGAATAATATGCTCACCCTTTACCTTTTCACCTGTAACATAATTCGTTCTGTTATATACAGGATACTCTGGCAGATTTAAAATATTTAAACAGCCACTATACAGACAAGCAACAACATGGTTTACATAGACTCTTTCAGCAAGACTACCAAGACCTGCTTGTTCACGTTTTACTGTCTTACGATTACTCCCAATCAACGCACGCCCAAGGTTCGTTAACACCCATACACCAGGAGAATTAAACACTTGGAAACACTTAGTAATACCCATTCTCTGTAACTTTAATAACTGTTGGTATATACTACTTTTAGTACGCCCGGTAGCATACATTAAATTATTCAAACTAGCCAATTTAACAATGTCGATAAAGTATAAAACATCTAAATCACCAAAAGAAACATAACTTCCACGCTTACGACTTTTGCTTTCATTTACACTTCGTTTACCAGAATAATAACCAACACTTAATAACTTGGCTTTTTCTTTTTCAGATAGATTACTAGACGGACTTAATAACTCTTCAAGTGTCTTTTTATCAATACCCAAAAAATGTAAAATGCTTTTCTCATAAGCACCTGTCTTATTATATTTACGTAAGAAGTCTTTACCATCCTCACGTACCATACTTTCACTAATACTTTCTTTACCAAGTCCTTTTAGTTTAACAACCTGCTCTTGATAACCCTTGCGGTAGTTATTTTCATTCAAAACATTTTCATCTGAACGTACAGCCTGTACTATCTTGTTTACATTATTACGTTCACGTTTCGCACGTTTATGTTTAAAGTATTCAGATAGAGTCAAACCAGAAGAGTTAATAACTAAATCAGCCTTATCACCAACAAGTGTTTTACTGCCAAGTTCTGACACCTTATATAGTAGTTCATCTTGATTGAAAATCTTAGGGCTATCATCGTGTGCAGCAGATACAATAATATCAGATGTCTTATCCACACCAGTATCTAAATCAACTTTTAAGCCTCTGCCATGATTCAATCGCATAGGCTTGATGTATTCTAAATCTCGCTCGTCACCATCACCACGAACGATATCCAAGATGTCTTCCACATCCTCATTATCATTTTGTAACAAATTATCAATATAGTCTGAAAAGTTTTCATTTTTTAAACCCATGCTTTTGCACCCATGTTTTTTCACACCTTTCTTATGGAAATTATATCAATAAAGAGTAAATAAAGTACACATTTTACTAAGAGTAAATAAAAACTGATATATTATTATTTAATTACTGATTTTTTCACTGTTTCCCAGCAAAAATCTTTCGCAAAAAACTTTCCCATCCCTATCATCCATGTGAAACTTTTTCTTATTGGCTCCTAAAATAAGCACTGTCCGGCATATTTTACTCGCTTGGCTTCACTGTTCGTTTCGCTTGGCTCACCCAAGGGGTTCGCAAGGTCTCCCCACACTTCCTCGCCTAGCGCTCATTACGGAGTCGCTGGCAAGCAAAGGTGTAGTACGACGGTTGCCATCCGCTGTCCGCTTGCTGGCAACAAGGTACTGGCTAGGGCAGTACGGCAGAGGAGAAGTACTACGGTACGCATATGCAAAACATAGGTGTAGGGCAATAGGTGCAAAGCATGGATAGCAGGCACTCATGCAAAACATGAGTGCTGGTCAAGATGGATAGGAATAGGCCGCACAACCGGCCTCATGCTCGCTCACGCTTCGCAAGGAATGGAGCAGGAATAGGACACCTGGCACATACTCGCTGTCCGCTCGGTATCATACTGGCTAAACATAGCGGTGCAAAGCATATCATGCTAAACATGGATACAGAACACTGACTCGTCTGTACGACTCGTCTACGCTACGCTTTCGTTGTTCACTCGTAGCCTTTAACGAAAGCCTTCAAATACGGAAGTAGATGAAGGCGAGGCAGACTATACGTCATCACAAAATAGAAGCCTCTAAGTACGACAGTAAATAGAGGCGAAAGCATAACTACAAAAACAAAGACTAGAAGCATAAAGCATAACAGTAAAAGAACACAAAGCACACTTAGAAGAATAAGTAATGGATAGGAAAGTAATAAAGAGGATGAGGATAATACCAAGAGCCTTTAGATACGCAAGTAGGTAAAGGCGAGCAGGAACATCATAACTATAAATACAAAAGCGTCACTACAACAACAAAAACAAAGCACAGAAACCATACAATACGATTACAGAGGAACATGTAGGAATTAGAGAGGTAATAAGGGAGGATAAGGATAATAGGAAGGATGACAAGGAAGTTGAGAGGAGTGCTGGCGAATGGATGGAGGTGGTTTTGCTTTTTTTTTGGTTTATTTTAGTATGTGTATAGTTTTTCTATTTAAGCGTATTGGTATTTTAAAGTTCAGGCATTTTTGCCGTGGTGTTTCATTTTAACTTTTTAGGTTTAATGGTTATGCATCACTTTTGACTATCTAAAGATACAACTCTGCTCTTGCTCTGTTTTTATTGGTCTACATGTATTAGTAAATACGTTTGCATAATGCTTCCATGTTTATATGGTAGATGGTGGTGTTTTTTATTTTACGGTTGTTCTCTCTATATGATTGTATATTATGGTCAGGATACAATTCTAATTTTAATTACTTCGTTCATCTTATGTTGTGTTCTTTATTTTTATTCCCGCTTTGATTGCTCTTGTAATACATAGATGGTTTTTACGTTTATTTTTTCTATTTAAGCGTATTAGTCTATAGACAGTCCTGGTTACATTTTAGTTGTGTTGCCTGTAGTCATTTTAATTGAATGTTTTATCTATGGTAATTTACTAAGCAAGTTCTATGCTTGTATCGTTTTAACTACCGAACGGTTTATTTGGTCTTTGAATATATTCTCACGTGGAGAATAGATGGAAATGGTTTTGTTTTAATTTATTTTATTGGTCTTGTTTGGGAGTGTCTATGGTCTTTTATATTTTCAATTTATTCAAGTTGTAGTCATATTTATGTTCTAGTCGAGGTCTTTTATCGCTGTTGAGTTTTATGTTTTAGTTTACTGGTTTATGGTTACGCTCTTTTTATTCACTTTTGTATTTTTGTTTCCCAAGTTGGATACTTGTAGGTATAGATTTTGGTCCATCTTGCTCCCATATATGTCTATGGTCTCAAGTTATGGCTTTGGTCATATTTTAACCATATGGTGTTGTCTTGTATTTCAGTTCTAGCGGTACTTAATTTTGTTCTTTTTATATTTTGGTCCCTTTTAAAACTATTCACTCTCGATGTTATCTATCGGTCTCACTCGTCTAAGCATGGTTCTGTCCTTGCTCTGCTCTAACTACCAAGTGGTTTTGTATGACTACGTGTGCAAGTGAATATGTTCACGATTGTGATTCTGGTTAGGGTTAGTCTTTTTTATATTCTTATTCTGTTTCAATTCCCAAGTGGTTGTCTTGTGGATGCTTGCACATGTATATTTTTACGCTGATATTATTTTTGGTCTGTAGTACGATTTAATTGTTCTTTTCGTCTTACATTGGTTTCCTTCTGGTTTTACGTGTTATATATACACGTGGTCACACGATGGTTTTTAATTTATCTTGTTCTCTTCATTTTTAGACGCTCTACGATTTGCTGGTTAAATTTATCCAAGTTGTCGTTCTGGTTATACTAATGACGTACTTCACCAAGATGTATGTTTTACTTGTCTTTAGTTTTTAACGGTCCGGTCGCTTTTTTATTGTCGTATGGTGTTATTCGGTCTGTTCTATCGCACTAGTCCTAATTTATATTTCCAACTTGTTAAACTGTTCACATTATTTTTAAGTTTATCTTAGTTGCCATTACAACTATTGTTTTGGGTCACAGCGCACCTTGCTCTTTTGCTCTTACTCTGCTAGGTTGCTTTTATTCTACCCTTGTCGTATGCCATTAATTCGCTGGCAGACAACGGCTGTAGGCTGCACCTTGCGAGGAATCAGTTTAGATGAGTAAACTATCGTCTTTTATTTTAATTGCTCTGAAAACGCTTGGAAATGAGTTACTTATTTTTGCTTTTAAAATAAAAAGACTGTTTTTATACAGTCTTGGTCTTTAGTAAGGTTCACTAGGTCTTGACACAATTAAAAAGAGCAAGTGTGTTTTACTTACTCTCTTGGTCTTTAATTTTAACGATAGATGCGATTAGGTAGAATACGCTTGCTAACAGGAAACATGTTTTTGAAAACTTGGTCTGTGCGTATAGTGTGTTGATACCGTTAATCAAGGACATGTTAATATCGAATGTTGCTGGAGTTGGTTTACTCTTTACGGAAATGTATAGGCCGTAGATTAGAACTGCCAGAATTAAGATACTACCTATGATATGGAAACTTTGAAACGGATAGATAAGCAATGCAATAATTGCTGTCACTGGACTGGTATTATAATTTTCTTCATATTTTTTTTCTCCTTTTTCTAAAGCATGTAATATATATCTAAACAGTTCACTTTCGGATAGATATTTACTCGTGCTGTAATGCCTTCTTGTTTTAAGGTGTTTATGATGTGGTTTTCTAATTCTGTGATTTCATGGTCTGTCAGTGGTAACAAATCTGACATCTTCATATCTGCAGGAATTGTATGTGCTGAACAACCGAGTTCTGCATTCTTTAGAATTTCCTGTTTTACGTTTTCGTAGACACTGTCGAATCTACTTTTTAATGTTTTGGTCACATTATCTCGTGGCATTTTAATTAGCGCTGTAATTTCAACTGTGTCTATATTGGTCAAGACATTATAGTTTAGGTATTGAATATCACTAATACGTAACGTCTTTTTTAGATAGTCTTTAAAACTATTGTCATCGTATAGGCTAAGTGCTGTTCTGTAGACAAAGTTCAATTTGTTGTCAACGTTAATCAGGCTACAAGTTAATGGAATTGTGATTCCCACACAAAGATACTGGTTATCCTCTGTTGGGTTGGCTACGAAGGTGCTTTCTGTGCGGATAAAGTCTTTTAGGGTTGCTAGGTTGCTTGTGTAGTTATCTATCTTTTGCTTCACTAGTTCTGCTAGTTTCATGATTATAATTCTCCTTAAAATATTTGAGCCATTTTTTAATTTCTTTAATAAGTTCGGCAAATGTTCTAACTTTAATAAGATGGCCATATCCTGTTAAAGGGTGAAGTGTTTCAACCGCTGTTATATCCAAATGATAAGTACCTTCGCTTTGGTATGCGTCAAGCGAAACCATCCCATTGTTACCTATGCCTCTCTCAAGACAAACAGTAGGCCACTCCATTGTAGTGATGAAAAAATCTCTCCCAAATTTCTTCTCAAGAATCTTCAATAATTTTTCATCCTTCACTTTGTTTTACTTCTCCATGAACTTAGGCAATTCTAAACCTTGATGAACGTTCTCTAGGTCTAAAAATTCTTTTACTTCGCATGTTTCCTGTATTGTTGTGAATACTGGTACTTCTAAATTGTCTTGTGTTTCTTTTGTATTTGTAATATTAATCATATTATTTACCTCTACTTTATTTAATTATACACTATTTTTATATTTTTTCAATTAAACTAACACCCACAGTTCATCATAGTGAACATGTAGACATGAGCGATGATGTTTCTGATAATCATTAAAGCATCTGTTTCCGTTTCAAATGTTTCGGCTGTTATATTAGTGTCTTTTTCCTCGAATTTTGCTAACTGATATGTCAATGAGTTGTTATCAAGGTTTACTACGAAGAAGATACCATGATTGTCTGGAAAACCGGATACGAAAAATTTAATTTCTCCTGTTACGTCAACTCCGTCATATAATACTTTTAAGTTTAATTTTGTGATAGAATCGTCTAGTCTCACTAATTGTAAAAATTCTTCTTTATTCATTTTGTGCTTTCTCCTTCTATTATTACTATATTCACTTTCTTTGTTACTGTTGTACAAGCATCTAATGCGATAATACCCTTATCTATGAATGGTTCAAAATCTGCGTCTTTCCCGAACTCGGTACCATGGTTATGGAACTTTGCATTACCGTAGGATGTGTGCCAGTGGCCGCAGATAATAATTTTGTCTTTGAATGTGTTCCCTTGGTGCCACTGTTCCATACCGTTTAACCAAGAATACTCTTCAAAATTTTTACAGTCTTTATCTTGATAGTTTCTTGGTAACCAACCATGACAACAGACGTAGGTATTGTTGTTAGTATCTGTAAATTCAAAATAATCTTGTAGACTGTTTAGGTACTGATTCAACTCTAGGTGTTGGTTTGCGTATTGATAGATTTCTCTATCGTAGGCGTTTAGATGTTTTCTACCTGATACGTATTTTGCAATTTCAAGAATCGTGTCCACTGTTCCGTTATGTTTGTCTGCATAATTGAAACGGTATTCTCTTAAGCATTTCTCTAAGTTGTACTCGTGGTTGCCTTTGATTAGAACTTTATTCGGCAAGGAATTTACGTATTGTAAACATTTTACATTCTCTTTACCTCTATCTAATAAATCACCACAGATAACTAATGTGTCTAGTTGGTCGTTAAAGCCCTTATTGTCGAGCGCTTGTTTTAATTCTGTATAATGTCCATGAATGTCACTCGTGATAAAGTATCTCATAATTTTATATCAACTCCCCATAAGACAGGAATGTAGTAGATAAAATTATTTTTCAGTGCGAAAGGCGTTTCAATCTGAAATTCAATTGGTTGCATTTCCACATTGGCTTGATTGTCGATATTGTTTGCACCGTAGATTTTATTATCCTTAACGATGATGAAGTTATAGTTGCTCTTGTACAGTTCGTATAAACCTTGTTTTGACTTTAAGCCTAAAAGAATTTCCGCAGGCTTAATTAAGACGAACGATGTCACAAAAAAGAATACACATGTTATCGTCAGATAAGTAATATATTTAGACTCTGGTAATATTAGTTTTACAGGTATCGCTAAAAGAAGTGATAAAGGCAATAAGAAGATATGAAGTTTATAGATTTTAATTTGCTGATACCATGGCATATTGCTGTATAGTGTTATGCCAAGAGTGTGCATACCTGCTCTTGCTTGGTCTCGATTCGGAATCTTCTGCATTAGTAGGACTCCTCATCACCCAACTTTTCAAGAAAGTCATTCACTTCTTTTCCTGTTAGGTTGTTTAAACTAATACCACCGCAGATAGCATAAACATATTCACCATCTATTACTCGTTCAAAAATCTTAAAATCAGAATCGCTATAGTTCTTGAATGCTCTGATTGTTAATTCAAGATGCGTCCCATCTCTGCCGTATACTTTCATCTCTTTTACCTCTCTTATTTTATGATAGCGTACTTGTAGTAGTCGCCACCGTCTTCTAACTGCCAGTTGGCTGTTTCCTCTAAATCTACATCTGATAAGCGGTTTAGCCATTCTTCTGTAGTATGTGGAAAATCATCATCTGTTGTCAAAATTCTAACTGATGGATTGCTTTCGTTGATATTCAAGTTTTCTAAGAAATTCTTTAGTGTTGTTTCCATAATCTTGCCTCTTTATTTTACAGTCTTATTTTAACATAATTTTAGGACTATGTCAAGTTTTTTAAATTTACTTAATATGTGGCCAAATCAATTTTTGCTGGCGCATACGCCGTTCAGGAGAACGGTTTTAACGGCTGTTTTAGGTTGGGGAGGTATGGTCCATCAGCCTCTTCATTTTTAGGTGTTTTTAACCTAAAAAAGTCACACGGATTCTTCCTAGTTTCCCTTTTCGGCTTAATTTCAGACTCGAAAAAATAATGAAAAAAGAGAAGTTTTTACGCTTCTCTCTTTTTCTTGTTCAAAATTGTAATTCCTAGAACACTTAAACCGCTCGCAATTAGACTAATGAAACCTGTGCTTGCAACACCTGTAGGAACATCACCGTTCTTCTTAAACGTGTGGATAATATTTCCGTGTGTATCGGTTTCAGTCTTGACGTAAGTGTAGCCAGTAAACTCACCATGAGGTTGTGAACCCTTATCAACCGGCTTTAACTCTTTACCGTTCTCATCTAACCAAGATGTTGTAATCTGTCTGTAGATGTGAGTAACAAGGTCTTTGTCTGGTTCTGGAATACTTCTAATGTACTCATAGCCCGGAATATCTCTGTGAGGCTGGGCGCCATCTTCACGGTTAGCAACTCTGTTTTTATCTTCGTCCATGAACTCCGTATGGAACATGTGATAGATGTGCTTTACGTTTCCGTGTTCATCTGTTTCAGTCTTCTTATAACTGTAGTCTTTATGATCACCATGTTCTTTAATACCCTTAACAGTATCCTTTAGAGGCCGTTCTGTGTCAATATCAACCCAAGAAGTTGTGTGCTGTTTAAAGACATGTGTTACATTTTCTAGTGTATCTTCATCACTACGAACAAAACTATAACCATCAATGTCACCATGTTCTTTCGTTGTATTGTCAGTAACTGGTGGTTTCAATTCTTTACCATCTTCATCAACCCATTTCGTTGTAACAGGCTTTAATCTATATGCTCTGTGATAATGAATCGTTCTTGCAACGTTAATATCTTCAGGCTTCTTAGGTTCTGCAGGTGCTTCACCAGGTGCTGTCGGTGCTACTGGGTCAGTAATTGTATTTAACGTTGGTGCTGTTGGTGCTAATGGTTCTGGCATAGCATTAGGCACTTCTTCGTATTGTGGCTCATCAGGTATCTTTTCGTAATCAGGAACCTTTGGTCTAGGATAACTGTCATCTGTAATTCTTGCTGGCTTTTCCTTAAATAGGATATTGCGTGAGTTTAGGTTTAGTCCACCACCTGCACCATTCCAAGATGCGGTAAGAGTATTACCTGCAAACATACCAATACCCATAGCAAGTGGAGTAGAGTTGTTATTTCCTCTTGTTGCAGGTTGGTTAGGTGAATCTACAAAGTTTGCGTTTGCAAAGTACTTATCGCCTAACAACCCGGCACCATTATACGTTTCATTTACAATAGAAGCGTAACCTCTTGTAATACCACTTGCAACATCACTAGACATCTTAGGTATAATCATTTTAATTCTATCGTTGGATGCAACGTGTAGGTATTCACCTGCTTCTGTGTCAAGCATTTCAAACATACGAACAAGGTTTAATTTACTACCAGTGTCTTCATCGTAGAACTCGTATTTTACTTGGACACCTTCACCATAGCCACCCATATCACCAACTTGACGATATGTAAATGTTGCTCTATCTCTATCTGCTTTCCATTTGTTTACTGTAACATGTGCTGAAATCGTCTTTCCTGACTTTGTAGTTCCTAAGTTATGTAAATCAAATCTTAAAAAGCCATTTTCAATAGCGTTAGAGAATAGACGATAACTGTGTCCGTAACTGTCGTCAAACTCTGTAACTCTTGGGTCTTTGTATGTAACACTCATCGTGGTTTTATTAGTAATACCAATATCCCCTAATGAATACTCATAACCAGTGTTACTAAGCGTGTTATCATCGTACATTGTGAAAACATTTTCAAAATACTTAGACGGGGTCGCACCACCATAGTTATGGAAGTCCATTTGTGATGGGTCAGGTAAACCTTGTATTCCAGACTGATTGGTTGCAATCCACCAATTCTTATATACTGTGTTTTCACCCTTGTCATGGTAACCATAAGTTTCATCGTAGTTGCCTCTTAGTTGGACGCCTCTATGAGAGAAGTCGATAAGTGATGGATTGTTTGCTAAAAATTCTTCATACTCATTAATTTTGCGTTGGTTTTCATCAACTGCTTCTTGACGTTCTGCAACTTTCTTATCATATTCTTTCTTCTTTTGCTTGTTACGGCTTTCAACCTGTGCCTTATCCGCAATCCATGCGTTTTTCTTATCTTCGTTTTCTTGTTTGATACGCTTGATATCTGCCACATTCTGGTTGTAGGCAGCCAAATCTGTATCATACTGCTGTTTCTTAGCGTTGTATTCTGCTGTTAGTCGCTCGTTTTCTTGTTTTAGTTGTTCATTCTGTGCAACTTTAGCGTCATATTCTGCTTTCTTTTCGTTGTAGATTCTCACCATCTCGTCATATGAGATTTTAGCGGCCTTGTAATCTTCAACCGCTTGTTTGTAGTCTGCCATGTCCTTGGCATACTGTTCACGTGTTGCTTCAACCTCTGCAACTGCCTGTTTCATTTCCGTAACCTGTGAACTTAGGTCACCATCTTTTACAGGTGAATCCTCAACAAGTGTATAAGCGTTATCTGCCTTCATCTTTTCAAGTAGTGCGTTAAACTCTGCATCCTCGATAAATTCAGCACGTGGCTTCTCCCACTCGTTTTGCACTTCATCTGCCATAACTGTTGTTGCTGTAGGGACTGCAACTGCAACTATACCGAGTCCTACACTTACAACCCTATGGCCGAACTTTATTAATTTAAATTTATTCATTAAATCTCCTTTGTTCTAAAATATTATACAACTTGTTATATCGGTTTTAGGTTGATTCCAAACGTTTTAAGAGTGATTATACTTTTTACAACAAAATATACGTTTTGATTAAGTTCACACTTGGAAACACCTATTACCGTTGTTGTAATGAACCTGAAATAAAAAGGTCTATTGTTAATATAGCCCGATTGTATTGGCGACCTCTTTTGCGATGTCTGTACCTGTCTTTGTGAATAAGCCATTCTCACCGAAGAACATATTTGCTCCGAAGACAATAACTGCCACAATGACTGCAACTACAACGTCAATAATTACTTGACGAATTCCCTTCGTAAATGCGTCTTTGATGACGATTACGACTACGACTGCAAGGAATATCCATGTAACGTAGTTAGAGATAAGTAGTTTGAATAGGCTTTCAAGACCGCCTGTGTTTAGAATTAGATTTAACATGTTAAAATCATTCCTTTCTCTATTCTTGAAGAATATATCAGTTTTTCGATATATATTGAGAGAAGGAGAGTTTAAGGTATGACATTAGAGTTAAACGAAAAAAATTTAAATATCTTACGTGAGAAATTTGAAAAGAAGTCTGGTGGTGTCGTTCACGTGCCATGTTTTCAGTTAAAAGAGAATCCTGAATTGTGTGCATATATTCACAACCAAGAAATTTTAATTGACGATAGACTGGAGGCGGTGTTCAATGCCTAACTACCACAGAAGTCCTGTGACAGGTCATTATCAAATCTGTAGAGCGAAGAACAAATGCCCTTATGGTGGTTTTCATACCCACTCATTAAAAGCAATTGAAAAGTACTGTAATATGTACAACGATATCCTTAATAGTAAGATTGAGGTTAATGAAAAATTAGCGAAGATTGACAGAAAAGATTACGATATTTATAGAACCGTTTATTACAATAGAGTTAAGAATGGCGAAGTAGAAAAATTTAAGTTTTCAGATGTTGATGTAAATAACTTTAAGGAAAATAACTCTGGTGCTTCTATTAACACAAAAGATGGTGTGTATGTGAAGAACGGCTTTTCAGTATCACCTTATCCTGAATATTCAGTTGGTTTAGATATTGATGGTATGGACAACGCCACTTTCAAGAACACTCTATCTGAATATATAGAAGAGCATAAGGAAGTTCTTTCAAAAGATAATCATATTCTTGGTTTATGGAAATCACCTTTTGACAAAAAACTATATTTGGACATTTCCGTTGTGACATCGGATGCTGGTGAATGTCGTAAGGTTGGTTTAGAGAAGGACCAGCAGGCTTACTTTGATTTTCAGACGATGAGTGCGATTACAATTGATGAAAATGCAACCAGTGGACAATAATTTTAAATTATTGCTGAAGTCATAAGAAATATTATATAGTTTATAGAAAGGAGAATCACAATATGCACGAAGAGCGAAATCGTAAAATTAAAGAGAATAGCGGAGCAACCAGAGAAAGACGTTCTCAAATGGATTGTTGTGTTATCTCCGTAAAAATTCAAGAGAATAGATTATCTAAAGCGAAGTTAGAAAAATTAAAGCGTTGTTTCTTAGAGGCAAAATGGTTGTATAATGCCGTTTTATCATCAACAGGAGATTTCCCACGTAGTGGTATAAAGACTGTTTTAGTCAAGGTTGGGGAGACTTTTGAAGAAAGAAAAATAAGTTCTTTATCTTCTCACATGAAGCAATCAGTTGTAGATAGTGTTTGTGCTAATGTCTATAATCTGTCAAAGGCTAAGAGCAAAGGTTTAAAGGTTGGTAAACTTAAATTTAAAAAGGAATGTAATGAAATTGACCTAAAACAATTTAACAACACATATAAAATCAAGTCTAAGAGCAAAATTAGTGTTCAAAACATTGGCGTTTTAGTTGTGAATGGGCTTGAGCAGATTAACATAAATGAAGTCGAGTTTGCAAACGCAAAACTTGTTCAAAAGCCATCGGGTTTCTATATTCATCTAACAGTCTATTCCAATAAACAACCAGAGGTTCAAGCAGAAAAAGAAATTCTCGGTTTGGATATGGGCATAAAGGACCAATTGACGTTCTCTAATGGAGTTAAGGTAAACTTCTACTTGGAAGAAAGTGAACAACT